CGCTCCTGCATACGTGCGCGGTGTTTCGCGTGGAGATTTTCGTCTGCCATTTTTTCACATCCCATCTTTACGTTCTGCTGGTTTTATTATATACTGTAACAAAGTGACAACGTACCATCGTCAAATAATTTCAAAAATGTAGGAATAAAGTACGAACAGCCTACATTTACTGGCTTTTACCAGCGCCGTTCTGCTTGTTGTAGTTCGCCGTACTGATGCCCAGCAGAACCCCAAGGAAAGTATCGACAGCCGTAATGGTGCCGACGATTTCCTCACCGTAGGGCAGGCCCCAAATCTTGGCAACTGCGAAATACAGCGTAGCCAGGGCGGGCAGCAGATACTGTGCCACCCATTTCAGAATATCATATGTCTTGTTACTCATTGTACACTACTCCTTCCTATTTATCAATAGGATATTCATGCATCGGAAGTGCATCTACTTGTTTCATTGCCTTATCCCCCGTCCCGTTGCCGTGACAGGCATGATATGGCAGGTACAGATAATCATGTAGGTTCTCGTACTCGTCACGGGTGATATACCCTCGGGCTACGTACTTGTCCGAAAGACATACGATGCGGTCATGTGCCAGGCCGAGCGTAAGCTTATTCCAGTTATTGGTACGTTCGCTCCTGTATTGCAGGAAGCTCCAGAACCCACCGGAGGCCAGCACAGTGACTACTACCGTCACAAGCGTTTGAATCCATGGTTCCATTTTGATTCACCTCCGAATCATACGCTCACGATGATGAGCTTTTTGTTTTTCACATAGACCTTCTTATGGAATAATGTCTCATATAATTCAACGATACCCTCTCGCTGCTGACGAGACAGACATTTGTAGTAATTGCCCATCCAACCCTTGAACATATTCTCTACATTCTCGTATGGCATTTTGCCCTGCTCAACCTTAACCGCAAGTTTCTTGAGCTTTCTGCGCATAGTTGTTACGCGCTTTGGGTTGATGCGTTTGATTACTCTGCCGTCTCTCGTCAGGGAATACTTCATCTGCAAATACTTGTATGTGCTGCTGATTTTCACAATTCTTGTTTTCTTCCGGTTCATGTGTATCCCTCGTTCTTCCGCAATGGCCGTTATAGCCTTCAATAGGAACTCAAGATACTCTTTGGACGGAGACATAACATAGAAGTCGTCGCAGTAGCGCCCGTAGAACTTTACACCGCAGACCGTCTTTACATAGCTATCGATTCGGTTCGGGTAGTAAACGCCTACCGCCTGCGAAATCTGGTCGCCCATGTTGACGGACTTAGGCATGAATCTCTCGCCCGTCAGCAGTTCTTTCGGAACTTCCCGATAGGCCAGTTTATTGAAGACAGCTCCCATGCAGCATTTGAACTCGGCGTCGTCCATATAGGAGACATCAATTTCAAACCCTGCGAATATAATGTCAAGGAGCCATTCGACAAAAGGGTCGTGATTCACTAACCCCGCCAGGTCCTCTTTTGCAATTTCGTGGATAATATTGTCGTAGAATTTACTGAAATCTCCGAACAGAATATAACCGTCATTGCCGTAGGACTCATAGTATTTGTGCAGGTGAATTTCAAAGCGTTTCCGCTGTAGACCGATTCCACGGTCCTTTAACGATGAGCAGTTATCGTAAATGATTCTTTTACGAATTTCCGGCATCAAGACACAATCGCATAAGGTGTGACGTATCACACGGTCTCGTACAGTCAAAGAAGTAATCGGGCGTATCTTTCCGCGCTCATGCAATTCAAACTCCTGGGTGGGGCCGTTGACCAGCGTTCGATTCCTCAAGTCGTCCTGTATAGAGAACAACTCGGTGAGATAATCGAACATGAAATGCTGAGTCGAAGGCTTCCATTTTGAAGTGTTGACCGCTTTCAGATAGCCCGAATACAGGTTGTTGGCGTCCGTGATAACAGATTCGCAATGCGTCAAATTATTCACCGTTATAACAATACTTACCGTAGTAAATTGTTTCAGGCTTTAGTATTTATCCCACTTGCAAGGGAATGGACAGTCCCTCCTTCCTTATCAGTAGTAGCTGAAAGGAATCCGGGCGCACGCCATTGACATTGCCAGCATTGTTGTAGTTCGCATTGCCGTTGTTATTCACATTGGCAAAATTCGTCGCAGAAACGACACAGTTAGGGGCTGCCCAGGAATCGCTTGCAAAATCGGTTATCACTTTTGCGCCAACGTTTTATCAAATCGATTTCTCGATTGATAGCATTGGAATACTGGGCGTAGTCATTTACGTCCACGTCAAAAGTATCGACGACACTCTGTATTTCTACAGTGAGTTGCCGACAGGCAGCTAAGGCATGGGTTTGGTAAGCGCGCCGTTGGTTGTATTCGCTCAAGTTTTTTGGATAAATAGCGTTAGCAGCACTAACGTCCTGTACTACCGAGGCCGCAAAACGCACAATGGCACCGCGGTACTCATCAAGCAGGCACTCATACTTGTCACGGTTTTCTATGTTATCCTTTCCAAGAATATATTTCCTTCTTGCGATAGGCCCAACGTCCCGGATTCCAAAATTCCGCAGAATCAATTGGTTGAACATATCACGCATAACATGTGCATGGTAGACAGCCTCAAATTTGGATACGGGTCTATCGCTTGCCAAAACGCTCATGGCTTAGTAGTCCTCACCGGTGAGCTCTTTGAACTCGTCCTCCGTAATCCAGCCCTTCTCCACGGCGTCACGCACGCGGTCGATGGACCAGACCTTGTAGACCTTATAGAACTTTTTGACCATTTCATACTTCGGGGAATGTTTCATTTTGATTTCCTCCTTACAGTTCGACGCCGGTCATCATGGCCAGATACTCGACATCCGAACGCAGTTTGACCGCCGCGCGCTCGGAATCCGTAATATCACGCAGAACAATCCAATACTCGTCGGCGTTCTTCGTGACCTGCACGCACTCCATGTACGGGTGGGTCTCTTTGACCTCGCCATTGTCAATGATGACGGGAGAGCAGATGTCGGCAAAGGTGTCCTTGCTGACCTCCATCCGGGTGATAAAGTTATTGCCGTTCAGCCGTGCCTCCTCGATAACGAGGCCGCTGGCAAAGGTAAGGGTATACTTACGATCTTCCATGGGAAAATCCTCCTTTTATCTCAAGATTCCACAAGCGGCGCCGCACCATTGCGGCGCGATTACGCTACGCTGATTACGAAGTACGGGCGCACGCCAAGGACATAGCCAGCAAGGTTGCAGTCCGCAAAGCCGTTGTTATTCACAAGGGCAAAATACGTCGCAGAAACGACATCACGGAGCCAATACCACTGACGATTCGAGATGTAGCGCGGTGCCATACGGAACAGTGCGAACTGAGACTTGCTGGTCGTGTAGTTAGCCGGAACAGTCGAACCGTCGCTAACAGGGGCAAACACAGCATTGCCATAGACCATACGCTCGCTCATCAATTCAACCGTGGAATCGAACCATGCGCCGCCACTCGGACGACCATTGGATACAGCATTGCAGAAGTAATCACGATGCGTAGTAACGAGATTGCCAAACGCCGCAGCGATGGCAGTCTTGGCCTGATCGAGACCGCTTTTGTACATCAGAGAGCCGACATAGCCGCCCTCAGTCGTATGAGTCTCGTTCATCTTGCCGGTATAGAGCTGGGTGTCGGGCACGATGACCAGATGATGACTGGTAAAATCGGTATCACCGCAGCGCAGGAAGTAGTCCATGTCTGCGATACGCCAAGTCACACCATCGATGACCCAATAGTCGCCGATGTACAGGTTGTCGAAAGAGCCATCCTTGATGGCAGCCTTCTGGGCAGAGCTTACGCCACCGCCGAGGTTCTTACCCCGGAACACGTTGCAGTGGTTGATGGGAGAGATAAGACCAGCCAGCTCAACAGCTGCCCAAGAGGCAAGCGCTTTTCTGGTGCCCTGCGCGCCGTCCAGCAGAAAAACATCATTTTTCGCAACACGGTCGGTTTCAGGATAATCTACAATTTTAGGCATTTTGAAGTTCCTCCTTTTAATACATGTAACTGAATGTGAGATCGGTTACCACTGTAGTGGACCAATTTCGTATAGTAACGACAATTTTGACGGTGCTTCCACTATAAGAAAGGTCCACCAGCATATTGTTGTACCATTCAATGCTGCTGGTTTCCTCTTTCCAAATACACGATCTATAGTTTATCACTCTTCCGGTTGCCATACCGAGAATCGTATGGCCGACATCTGTCGTAAGCGTCACATTTTCGTAGCTAGTGTTTTTTTGAGGAAGGCTAAATGTGACGGTGCCGATATTTCGAGAATTGGCCATTATTCTGTTGCCGTTGTAATAACCCTCCGGCAACTGAATAATCTCACCAGGTTTCAAAACCTTACTGTAGGACTTTTGATTCGGCATGATTCCTTTTTTCAGTTCTTTATTACCCGAGTAAAAGGTACTGCCCTCAAGAACCTGAGAAGCATCAGCCGTGGCCTTACGGAGCTTGAACATGGACAAACCGGCACTGATGGCCTTTGAAATCTTACCCATACTCAAATCCTCCCGTCTGCAAGGACTGTGATGTCGATGGTCGGTTTTGCGTCGTAACAGTAGATTTTCACAAACCCATTTCCGGTCTCACCGTAAGACAGCAGCTCCAACGCATTTTGAAGCGCTTCGTCTTTGCTCTGTGTTCCGGTAGGCTCAAAGTACATCGGACCCATATTCGTATCGGCGGTGACATTGCTGACCATGACAGTCTGGCTGTAGGGTGCGGTACTCGACCAACCGTTGGCCTTCAGGGTAAAGCTGTAAGTCTTGAGCTTGTCAATGCGGGCATTCAGCTTACCGGCGACATCCGTGGTAAGGGTCTCTCGCTGATCGTTGAACCACTCGCTGAATTCTGCTCCCCACTGGGCAACGATTTGGTCGGTGGACATCTGGGTCAGGACCCCTGTTGCCAGAGGGCAGGCCGAAGTGCCGACCGCATTCTCAATGTACTGCTGGGAGATGGCAGTGCTTCCGGCTTTACGCAGAATATAAGCGAGAGGATACTGATGCACATGCTCGGTCTTCGTAAGGGTTGGCTTCACAGGGGAAGTCGAAGGCGAACCATGGATGATTTGGATGCTGTTACAGCGTGCGGTTGTATCTTCATTGACCTCAAGAATGACAGCGTCATAGCGGTCCTGAAGAACCTCAGCCGTGCCGCAGTCCAGAACCATGATGGAATCGTTCAGGGTCCATGTATGGTCGAACCATGCGCGTCCGGTATCGACATTGATTTTGTTTCCGGAGTTTACGGTCACTGCAAAGGTCTTGCCGTAAGCACTGATAACGCCATCACGAATGATACCGTCGAACATACGGGACATTGTCACTGCATCGTATTTCCTATCGCCGTTCTTCGAGTTGTAGAACCCATAAGTAAGTGCCATGCTCAATCACTCCTTTCTGTTAAACTGTTGTAAATGTCGGAACAATGCTGATACCGCTTGTGTCATCGGTATACATGACCTCAGACACACGGGAGCGGCCCTCTTTTCCGTATTCGTTGGCAACCTCGACAATATCCCCGATAAAGAAGTCTCGGCCATACACATAAAGCTGTGTGGCATCAACCTCGCCATCGAAGTTTGCAACAGAGGTGACCTCCGACAACTTATCTGCGCCTCTCTCCTTGAGCTGCGCCGTGTATTCCTCATCGGTCAGGGTCTTGTCATCGACCTTGGATGAAATATCACGGGCATCCACAAAAAGCTCTCGCCGGTCAAGGCCGGAGGTTGTATCGTCTCCTCCATTGCCATTCACCGTAGTGTAGCGGCGCTCCGACCCCTCGCCTTCCCCACCGACCAAAGCGACATTTTTCATGTCCTTCTTCGATTCGTAGTAGTTGGAGTTGATGATGTTGTCGAACCCGGACGAAAATATAACATACGGCACCGTGGTCTGTTCGTAAGACCGGTCGGTGCCGATGTAAAGCTCGAATACGAATTGGAAGCTGTCGTTCAGTGTAACCTTGAATCCGACATTGTTGGTTTCACACAGAGCCTTTATCGAGTCATACAGATTGTCGCCTGTAAACTGTGCCTGAACATTCAAAGTGGTAATGCGTTCGTCGGTACTTTCTTTGAAGATGAAGTTCGGGATTTTACGGGCAGCAATCGCAGGAGAGATAATGCTATCTGTGAGTAACTTTTTGATACCATTTTGAAAGTTTCCGTCAAGGACAGTCTGCTCCCAAATGATGCGCCGTTCGAGAATCGACTCAAGCGAGCGGCCTTTCACCGTGAGATGGTTGCCGGACTCAACATCAGTGTCGATTTCGATTTCATCAACGATCATAAGGTGCTCCGATTCACTGCACCAGACATAGTAGCCGTCTTTGATGAATTGATAGAACACCGCCTCGACCGGAGCGTAGATTTCCATGTCGCCGTAAGCATTGTAACGGTCAGACCAGATAAAGGACTCGTAATCGTCAAGAACGCAGACGACCTCGAAATTGGTGTCCATAATCAAAGCGTTCATCTTAGATACCCTCGTAGAGTGTAGTGTGGTCAACCACAAACATCAGATAATCAGAACCCTCGTCCGCCGTGTAGGCGAAAATGTTATCGCCTTTGGTAAGGCTGAACCATTCGTCGTTTCGGGGGTCGATAGCGTTCAGGATGTTTGTGGATTTACCATTTCGGAGCAGGGACACAGACCGCGCCCCCTTGTCGGTTGTAATGATGATCTCGTCACCCTTTACAATGCCGGAACCTGTCAACGCCACAAGCTTATCGTGGTAGATGTGCATGGTTCCTCTGGTATCTACGTTGTAAATGGTGATGTTCTTGACCGTGGCGGATGCTGCGATTCGTATCTGCACACCACTTTCCGCATCACCCACATACCGCACAATGTTTTCAGCTTTGACAACGATTTTGCCAAATTCAATGTGCGGGTTCCCGGCAGCCAAAGCACCAAATGCAATCATCCGGTCATAACTGTCAAGAATAGGATTACCGTCACTATCGATAAGCAGGTTGGTAGTGTCCAGAGTATCCTCATTGGAGAACGGAAACTCAAAGGCCGCTTCAACGCCGCTGAAGGAAGTGACGGTATCGTAAATGGAACTGAAATACGGATTGGGGCAGATGATAGACACCTGACATCCCTCTCGGTCAGAACAAATATCAGGCTCGTTAGTCTCGACATAGCCGACAATTTGACATTCACGGTTATCGGTCTTGAACGCAAGAATAACGGGCTTCTTAAGCGGGAAATACTTGTAGGAACGATGGCGTGCATCCTCAATTGTGGGAATGGGTGTGAAATACATAGGAAGTACGATGTTACGCTCTTCCGCTCGTGCAGAGTTGTATTTCGAGCCATCCTTAGTCGCCACTTTTGAAGTGTTGACGCTCGCCGTTGGCGGACCAAGACCGGTCATGTCATGAAGGATGAACCCAGTTGATTCGGAATTCTTCATTGGGACGGTGAGGCTTTCGCCAAGATAATTTGTTACTGTCAGGGACTGAATCATCAGGCTTTGCCTCCTCTCTTCATGATAGCAAACAGATTCTTGGTATCGCGGTAGATTTCGCGGCGGGACAGTGCCTTAGGCGAATAGTTGTACTGGTTGAACTCCTGAACAACAGGTGCAGGCTTATTTTGATTTGCCGAGCTGTTGTCATTCGTGGAAACAGGAGCACTCATCTGACGAGCAGCACTGTTGACATTACGGACAGAACCGGCCAATGCCAACGTGCGACGGTCAGACATAAGACCGTTGAGCGTGTAAAGCCCGGCTTCAACATCCGACAAATCAATGACCGGACGAATGGTGGGCTCGGTGTCAATGCCGTTTTCAAGCAGGTCTGCAAAGCCATGCAGCGCCATCTCGGTAGAAGACATAGCCTCCGCACCAAGGTCAGCACCAGTCGATGCAACCTTGGACAGCATCTGGTTCATACCGTTGATGAAGCCTTCACCAACATAAACACCGATTTGCCTGAATTTCTTGGAAGGTGATGCCACACCAAGAGCGTTCTTAGCAGCCTCAAGTGCCTTCCCGGCAATCTCACCAGCAGCCTTGACAATATTGCCCATCATGGATTTCATACCTCTAAGGAATCCTTCCATGCCGTACACACCGACCTGTTCATACTCAGGGGTTTTCGCATTGATAGCATCAATGCCTGCCTGAGCAACATTTGCAGCACTGGTAGATACCGCAGGCTGACGATGTTCGATACCTCTGCTTACCATGGAAGCAGAGTTTTCACCAGACGCCATGAACTCACCATCTCTCTGCCCTACGGCAAGGAGCGCGTTGCCCATAGTGGTCTGTACAGAAGTAACGGGGGCGGTATTAGCTGCAAAGCCGGACGCCAGAGCAGTCGCCGATAGATTACCGGATGCGTTAAACAAAGAGTTCTTCGCATTGATGGTTTGGATTGCGAAAGTGGACATATTGTCGACTGCGATAGCCGGAGCAGTGTTATTTTGAATTCCGTCGGCAAAGCCCTGAGAGTCGCTCATACCGGCAGCCGTAAAGTCGCCGTTGCGCTCCTTGACCTTGTTGATGATGGAATTCAGCAAACCGTTGAATGCTTCAGTGATGGTAGGCTCATGACCGGTAATCGAGGTCTCGATGGCCCGCATCAGGTTGTCCACTTCGATTGTCACCACAGTCTGGTTCTTCTGAATGGTCGTTGCCGCATCCGTAATAAACTTTGTCGTGATTTCGGTAATACTTGTAGTAAGGTCAGGTGCCTTTGCCACAATACCGTCTATCAGCTTCTGAACGAATGTGGTGCCCGCTTCTTCCATCTGGTCGAAAGCATCTGCGAACAAATCAAAGAAAGTAGACTTCGGGTCGAAAGAGTTCAGCGCATAGCCGAGATTCGTCAAAGCACCGGTGTTCACATCCTCGGCATTAAGCTTCTGGAGAATCCCAACCAGACGGTCCAGATTGTCAACAGCCTTGGCCATGCCATCAAAGTTGACACCATCGATATTGTCAGCAAATGTCTTTAGGTTTTCGCCAAGTACACCGATATCTTCTCCAAATTCGCCAAGGGTTTCGGCATTGGACGCAAACAACGCCCAGCCGCCATCGCCTTTGAGCTGATTAACCGCTGTAGCAATATCAACAAGCATCGTGCAAGCAGCTTCGCTATCGGTGATTGCGCTCGTGTTGATTCCGCCATTTTCCGTTAAGGCATTCGAATAGTTCTTCATCCCTGCGGCAAAGGCAGTAAGATGCTGACCAAATGTTCCTAAATCCGGCTGACCAAGAAACTCTTGCAACTTACCATTCGACGGGGGCAACGATGTTTCAAGAGCCACCAGCATTTTGCAAGCAGCTTCAGTTGCTTGAATCGCTTTACTATCAACACCTCCGTTGCCATCCGCACCAGTGATAGCTTTGGAATATCCCACCAAGCTGCTTCCGAAGTTTTGCAACCGAACACCAAACTCGCTAAGGCTAGGAGCTCCAAGGAAAGTTTGTAATTTACCACCTGTAGGCGGTACACTGTTTTCCAAGTCAACCAGAGTCTGCGCAGCAGCTGCACTCCTTGTAACGACATCCGGGTCAATATCGGAAATTGCAGTTGCATAACCGGCCAATGCAGTTCCAAAGGCCACGAGATTCGTTGTGAATTTGCCAAAGTCTTTTTCTCCGGCAAAAGCTTGCCATGCACCGCCGGACGAGCTAATTCCATCAAGCGTTTCGATAAGGATTTTAACCGCATCAGCACTATTTTTAACTTGATACGCCTTTACATTTTTTGTAGTGTCAGCAAACGCAGAGACCGCTTCGCCAAGACCTGTGAATTGGGTCTTCAGTTTCTCATAATTTATGCCACCGCTTAAAAAACTAAGTATCCCAGACACAAAATTCCCAGCAGTAATAGCAATCACAGCCTCGGCCAGTCGAATGGCTCCATCGACCGACCCTTGTTTTACTGTGTTCAACATAATTATCGCAGGGAGTAGATTGGTAATAAACGATGCAATATTCTTTCCAATTGTCGGAAGACCATTGGAAATTCCTCCTAGAACACCGCCGATGATACCGCCAATAAACTCGCCGATTCCAGTCCCAATCTTTCCTAGCGCGTCAATGGCGCGATCTATGTTAGAAGAGAACAAGTCAAACTGCATCAAGGCGCCCAAAGCTTCCATAATAGCAACAATAACGCCAATGCCAGCAATAATTGCCACGCCACCTTGTCCTATACCATTGACAGGAACCTTCGAAAGAATTGCCATTGCCGCAGTAATTGCGATAAGAACCATGGATAGTGATTCGGCAATCGGAAGTAACGACTCAGGATTCGGAATGGTTGACAATTGCCAGAGCAGCGCTCCAATCGCCGCTACAGCAAGCGTGAGCATGGCAATCGTTCCAAGCGAGTTTCCAGCCAAATTGGATGCAGCCATCATCAGAGAGAGACATACCATGATGGAATCTATTGCAATAATCGCGGGGGTCAAATCTTCAGCTGGAATTCCAGAAATAGCAACGACCATAATTGTTAAGGCTGCAACGCAAGCAGTCAAAGCAATTATTGTTTTCTCACTTCCTGTGGCCAGTTTCGACACCGCCATCAAGCCGCTAAATATAACGGCAATTGCAGTAATGACTCCCATAGCCTGCCAACATTGATCAACACCAATTTGGTTAATTGCCCAAATAGCCCCAACAAGGACGGCTATTCCTGCCGCCATTCCCAAGAATCCAGCAGACTGCTTGGCAATGTTAGTATTTGCCGACGCCACAAGCGATGCCGCAGAATAAAGGGTCAGAATAACAGACATTGCCGTCAAGAACGCGATGCCCTTGGCAAGTTCTTCTGCACTTACAGAAGCAAGATTCTTGATAACCTCGACCATCACATACAGTCCGGCTGCCATCAAGAGAATTGACTTGCCTCCGTCTCCACCTTTTCCAGCCGCTACAGTTGTGATGTTTACGAGCGCCATCATCGCCATTATTGGCACAAGAGCAGAGATTCCCTTAAGAATATCCTCCATAGGCATCTTGGCAATCTCGGCCAGTACATTCAGCATCATTTTGATGCTAAACGCCGCGGCAATCAATGAAGCCGCCGAGCTGAACTTTGCTCCAGATGCCGCTCGACAAACGAGTGCAAGTGCTCCAAGAATCAGGCTCATTTTACCAAGCGAGGACCAAATATCATCCAAGGGATAATCTTCGAGGTCGTTCAAGGCCTTGATAACCGTTTTCAGCGAGAATGCCATGGCGAGAAGGTATACCGCCGAGCCGAACTTGTTGCCTCCAAGTTTACTCATGACGATTCCGACCAATGCTAAAGCCGCAAAGATTCCGACCAAAGCAGCTACTCGTTTGCCTAGGCCTTCGGTCTCGATACCCTCTAATTCTTTAAGCGCTTTCACTACAATAAGAATTGCAGTGGTAAGAGCTACAGCGTTGAAACCAATCGAGAAACTCTTCAAAGACTTACTCAAAGAGGTAAGTGGGTTATCTCCTCCGGAAGGGAGTTTTCCCTTTAAGTAGGTGATGAGACTTGCAAAGCCCATCATGGCACTGCCAAGAACACCGATGGCAAACGCCGCAGGAATCAGCCTTTCGGTTGGAATCGTAGATACCGCCCACAACGCCCCGGCAAGTATACCGATAGCAACCGCAATCTTGATGATGGAATTTGCCTCAATGTCCTTCTGATAAGCCGTAAGAACATTCTTTACTGCGCCGAGCACCCCAACAAACGAATCGCCGATGTTGGCGCCCATCTTTTTGGTTGCACTCAGAACATCGGAGAGCTTCTTCAGCGACGCAATAACGCCTATACCGACACCCGCCGCAATGATTTTGTCGATTGCAACATTCTTGGCACCTTTTGTGGTAAACTGCTGAAACGCTGCAATCAGGTTCTTCAAGCCGCTAAACTTCTCGGAGGTAATAGACGCCAAATCCGAAACATTCTGCTTAAAGGTATCGATTGCATTGTTGATGCCGGAGAATTTGTCAATGACAACTTGCAAGGCGCCACCCGCATCGGTCTTGAGTGATTCCCACAGACCTTTCAGGTCCTCAAAGCTGATGCCATCCAAATCCTTGAATTTATCAAAGAAATCGGTAATATAGGGCTTAATATCCTCGAGCAATTGCTTTGCTGAGTTCAGAACCTTCTCAACAATATTGCCAAACGCGGAAATAGCCTTCTGGATAATTGGCAGGCTTTCAAATGCCGCAAACCACGTGACAAACTTGTCCTTGGCCTTCGTAATCCAGCCAATCAACTTGGAGAACCCAGCGCTTACCTTATCAAGAACCGTTGAAACAAGCTTGTGCTCTACAACCCAATTCTTGATTTTGGACGTGCTGTCACCCACAACAGTGTTGAACTTGGCAAGAATATCATTCAGGGTTTTGTTATTCTTGACCCAGTCCTTCAACTTTACGATGCCGTCAGCAATGTAATCGACACATGTGTCAATGGCTTTATTCAGCGTCTCGTTAGATTTCAGCCATTCACGAAGCTTAACGATGTTGTCACCAATGCTTGCCGTGTAATCCAGAACACTAAAATGTACATCTCCGAGAACAGCATCAAGGATTTTGAATGCTCTGCGTACCAATGCAGACACAGCATCCGTCACAATGCCAATGATTGAGAAAAGTCCTTTCAAAGTCCGCCGAAGCTTATCCGCGGACTCGTCCGAAACATTGAGTTTCTGTGAGAATGCGTTGATAGCCGAAATGATGGAATACATCTCTTCAGCAGATTTAGCAGGAAAGACCTCCGACCATGCAGTCTTCACAGTCGTGATAACCGTCATCAAACCATGCAACGCATTTCGCATAGTATCGATGACCAATTCTCGGCCAGTTGGTCGATTCATACTCTCCAGCAATTCATTGATAGGTGTGCCGGTTTCCTCGGCCTGCTTAGCCAATTTCTGTAAGCAAATCACCTGCTCATCAGTATAACCAATTGCCTTAAGCTGTTCTTCGCCGAGGTCGCTGACGGCAATCTCAGTACCGGCAAGCATCTTATTGACAATGCCCTGTATAGTAGCATAGTCATGTCCAGCATCAGCCAGTGCCTTCTTACGGGCAGCTCCGTTTCCAAAATCGCCACGAATTACTTCAGAAGCAATTTTCTTGTATTCGGTAAGCTTTTCTGTCAAATCAGTAGTGCTGGCTGTGGTCTCGCTCGTGAACTTCTTCAGGGTTTCGGTGAAAATATCAGTAGTAAGCCAACCCTGCTTCAGAGATTCCCGAAAAGAAGTCTGGCTATTGACCATATCATCTATGGCAATACCGTGTTCCTTGGCAGTCTCCATAAGTGCCTTCTGCAACGCACTATTGGCACTATTGTTCTGGTCTACAATATCCCACTGTTCCTGTGTGAAGGTCTTGGAGTCGCCCAGCACCTGTTTAAGATACTCGTTTCGTGCGTTTCCGCCTTCGGCGAAAATCTCATACAAATCGTTGGCAAAGTCAGTCCAAAGCTCAGTAGCCTCATTTGCGTTGCCGAAGATGATTTCAAAGGTCTGCATCCAGCCGGTGCTGACCGCATCCTTGACAGAATCGATGGCGTCATTGAAGGTTCGTGCTTTCTGTGCAGCCTCAAAAGCCTTCAGCGAAAATTCATCGAAACTGTATCCAAGTCCTTTGATCGAATCGTTTAAAGAAATGCCTTCTTTTTCGGATTTTGAATGAATTTCTTCGATAATCTGGGAGACAGTCATGCTCTTTTCGTTAGAAGCATCAACAATCTCAGTAACAGCCTTCGAATAATCGTTGAAAACTGTCATCATGACATCGGAAGTAAGCCAAGCGCCATCCGTCAACTGGGTCGTAAACTGTGAAACATTGAATGCAGTCGCTTTGGCACCCTTAGAAACAACCGAATAGGTATCGTTGCCGTTATCTTTTAGCGTGCCCAGCGAAATGGCAGCGTCAATACACTTGCGTCGGAACTCATCGGTATCCATGGACGCATTCTGGATAGACTTGTAATCCTCCAGACGCATAACACCGGCACCCATTGCCTGAGCAAGCTGATACATGGCGCTACTTGCCGTCTGAGCATTCTGGCCGGACATGGCCGCCCAGTTGGCGATACCTTCCATGGCCGTAACCGACTCGTTCAGACTCTTACCGGTGGCCGTAAACTTTGCAATGTTCGCAACCATATCGGTGAAATTGTAACTGGTTTCGTCGGTAAAGGTATTCAGTCGATCAAGCTGAGCGCTGACTTCATCGATGTTGTAACCCTGTGCCACAAGAGTGGCCACAGATGTAGTCTTAGACGAAAACTTCTCGAAGCCTGCCGAAATCTGGTCCAGAGACAGCGATTTCACCAAGCTTTCGCCGGCGGCCATCGCACGGTTTACAATGTTCTGTAAAGCAGTAATTGCAACGATTTCCATTGCCGAAAACTTCTGCTGAACAGCCATAACGCCAGTCGTAAGTCCATCGAAGCTTACATTGTTTGCAGCTTTGCCGAGATTCTCAAAACCCTTTGCACTATCTTTAAGCTGTAAGTTATTCTCAAGCTTCTTGATGCTCTTTAGACTGGTCTGGATTCCGCTCTCGAACTCTTTATTGTCGAATTGCATCTCTACGATGCGCTGGTCAATAGACGAACTCATTCTTTCGTTACCTCCTTCCACGCATCGTCTGCAATTCGGTCAAAAATAGGACGGATGGCAGGATTGATGTAATCTCTCCCCTGCACATATCCGCCGTTTCCCGTACCATGACCGTATTGCAGTATGATGGCAATATTTACCCCTTTGTTGACATTCGAGTTTGTCCAAACAATCTTGGTACCGTCTGTAGTTTTTTCGATACGGTAATCCCAACTTTCGGCAGTCTTACCGGTATCAACAGGCGTGGCGAGGGCAAGGGCCGCAACACCTTCCCTGCCGAACTTATCAAGATTCTTCAGATAATCGCCTTTAAGGGTTCGCTCAAGGAACTTTGTAGTTTTCTTCAGATTACCCTTATGTTTAAATACAATTCCGGCCATTTTGAATTACCTCACACATAGCTGGCGCCGTAGAGCCCCTGCTCTACGAGTCCAAGCGACTTGGCAAGGTTATAGATAGCCATAGCATCTCCGTTACTTACAGGACCGATCTCAATTTTTTGCATAATCTTCGTTGGCATCTGGTCTGCGGCAGAACCGTTCCAATCCTTGATAAGATTGTTCATGTCCACGTCACCACCGGTAGTAATGCCTGTAACCGGAGCTTTTCCATACTGGTGAATATGGCGAGGAAGGGTCGTGTTGAACGCTGCCCTCATATCTGAAAGCCAACCGATATAGCCGGAATTCACAAGCCTGGTGTAATCGATGTAATCGAGCGCAAAGTTCGTGAAGGTATAAATACCCGGCAAATATCCGCAGGCTCGCACCTTCTCGCAAAACACTTTCGCGCATTCAGTTTTTACATTCTTGGAAACACCGTCGGCGCGTCCGGTATGCTCCTTCGTTCCCCACTCAGAATCATAGAACAGCGGAAGCCCTTTTCCTCGACCAGCCAACAGATTGCAGGCAAACTCAGCTTCTTCCCTCGCCTCGGTGGTGTTTTTCGCCTGTGTAAAGAAGTAGAATCCGGCAAGCTTGTCGTTGTCCAGTGCGCCGATAATATTGGCCTCGAAATACGGGTCTACCGCCAAATTACCGGCATCCAGATAGCCACGGTAGCCAATTCGGATGAAGGCCTTATACGGCACAAGAGCCCAATTGATTTGACCTTGGTATTTGGAAACATCGATAAGCTTCGTACTTTCTGCAACCGGAGTTGATGCTTCACCGTAAGTGCCAACCTTGTTCTCCGTGCCGGAATAAGCTGTAGGGTCAAGCCCCTTCCCTGTAGAAGTGGCGCGAACCTCAAAGTGAACATGTGCATACGGAGGGTCTGCAAGTGCTGCATTTCCGGTATTGCCCATGATGCCCAACGCATCTCCGGATTCAACAACATCGCCAACTTTTGCCAGCAACTTACTGCAATGGCAGAAATACAGATAATTTACGGCATCGGGTGTCTGGTTGGCATCAAGACGCACGCAAATGTAATATCCCCACTCCCATGTCCTGTTGGAATGGTCGGTCACAATGCGGGCGGTAATAACCTTGCCGCGAATCTTTTTGCCTTTATAGGTGGGCATGTAAAAAGTGGTACCGTCCAGAAGCTCCAGGTCGATACCACCATGCCAAACCGTTCCGTTACCCCGTGTGTAGCCATAGCAGGCATACCCATAACGAACACGGACCCTACCGTTAGCAATTCCAAGTCTCATGTCTTATCTCCCCTTCTAAATTGGAATCTTATGGTTTCTTTTTACGCGCAGAGTTGAGTCTGCGGTTTCGTTCCATAATTTCACGCCTGCTCATCTTTTTAGGCGGAGCATTCTTAATGTTGCAAACCTTGATAAGAGTGATCAGGCGATTCAGGTGCCATTTCTCAAACTCAACCGGAATCTGCAAAGCAATCATCCAGTAGTAAATCAGCTCGGAAGTAACGACCTCACTTTTACTGCCTTTGGATTGCTCTTTTGAAAACCAGGTCGCGGTCATAGGCGCATCAATGTAATCGTTGATTTGTTTAAACAAGGCCGGTGTAATGCCTCTGTATGCCAGAGGGTTCACATTCTTGTTTATAGTCATGCACCGTATATAATCGAGCGATTCTTCGATGGTTTTCGATTTCTCTTGAAGAAAAGGTTTATGCCATTTCGATTCCCACTTAGAGAGGGAGACAAGTGAATGCTCGAGCGTCAGATGCTGTTCGGGAATATAGACAAATTCACCGCAGCTTTCATCGAAATATTCCTGTTTAGGGATAGTGATCTCAAGCATTCTCTTGCCTCCTAATTCTTACACTACCGTCAAAGTAGCCTGCTTAGCGGCATCAGCAGCTTCCTTCGGCACAATGCCGGAGATAAATTCCGCGGCGGCCTTCGCATTGCTGGACAGCTCCATGAACAGCTCAGCGTAAGCCTCGGTCTGTTCAAAGGAGTCGCGCAGTTCCTGGCTCTTGATGAAACGACGGCCGTCGGCAGACTTTTCGCCGTAAGCCTTCAGGATAATAGCCTTGAAATACTCGACGATACGCTTGTTGTCCTTCTCCTGAACAATCTTCTCCAGCGTCTTGGTCAAGCCACCAGTGGTGCCCAGCTCCAGCTCGACGATCTCAGCCTTGTTCAGATTGAAGTAAAAGTCCTCAGCACGGTTGTTGCCGTCATAGTCGACATACTTGATGTTTTTCTTAAGCATAAGAGATTTCTCCTTTCAAATGTCAAAACTCACGCAGGAGGCAGATTTTCCTCGATGGCCTCGCCATCAGAAGACAGGATAGCGGACCATCTGCTATCCGAAATCTGTCCTGCGTTTAAGAGTTTTTTAAGGTCGCGAAAACCTCGTCGGGCATGGGCAGGCGGGCCTCAACAGCATCCTTACCAAACAGAATATCCTCCAGAGCGGCAAGCTTGGACTTGTCGGTGACCTTGGTGGAATCGATGGTAATGCAAGAGGTAGGCTTCATGTTCTCAACCGCAACGGGGTTGGTGGTGACCTCCCAAGAGAAACTCACCGCATCGGGGCTATCATTGATAGTCTGATGCTGCTCCTCAGAGGGAGAAGCGGTGCAGCCGTAGACCAGATGCAGCTTGTAGCCGTCGTCCTTCGCACTGGCAGTGTCGTTGCCGATCTCGGTACGGTACACAAAACCGAAAGGCTGGCGGCTCTGCTGACCGACATACACACCGTCCAGAGCAGCAGCGGAGCCATCGCAGGCCTCGAACTCCTCGGGATACTGGTAGGCCTCAATCGTAAGGCCAAGCTGCTCCGCACTGCGCAGCGAAGCATACTTGATGTTGTCTGCATACAGGGCAGTCTCTTCAGCGCCGGACGGAGACTCCGTGACACTGGTCAGACCATTCCATGCAACACCCTTGGGGTACTTGCCGGTCTCATCCTGAGGATACAGAACACCGTGATTTACGCCGGTCTCGTACTTGCGAGTACCGGTCTCGTCCCAAACCAACTTAGACATGGTTGTTTCCTCCTTAGTAATAAATGTTGAATACGAAATGATTTAAGTTATCGGCTTTGTAAGTCCTATCAAACGAACAAAGAGGCCACTGTGCGATAATATCCGGATAAGGACTATCCGGGTTTTTATCAATCACAGTGACCTGATAACGTTTTTTGTATAAATATGGCCGATTGTCCGCAAATTTTGCATCTACGGTTTCGAGAGAATAGACGATACATGGATACTCCAACCTTGTAGGCGGCTGATAATAGCAACGGCAGTTAGGCCCTGTATCCGGGCATCCGATAACTTTGCACAGTGCATTGTGAAGTTCAAGTCGCGTTCCCACCGTTGTATTCACCTCCAAGTGTCAGTATAAGCCTCGGGTATTGAACCTCAACATCCGTGACTTTCCATTTCACGCCCATGTACTCGGCATAACGAATCATATGGAAATTTGCCGTGGCGTAAGGGTCAGCTATGATACTAACCTGGTTGGAAATGTTCACTCCATCGTTTAGATACTCCCTCCCCTGAAGACGACGAGTATTCCGAGTCAACTCGCCGTAGTAGTTGCGCTCCTCAATCTCGTCCTCTACCCAAACACCGGGAGCAGATTCGGCTGTTACACAGAAACCGATTTTTCCATAGTATTTAGCCATGACAAATCTCCATTTTGATTAGTTTTGACTAACCCACAATCAAGCGGCGTCGCTGACACTGTTCATGTCGGCAGTGGTGCTCACAGTCTCCATGGTCTCAAAGACGATGGCAGACTTGGGCACGGTCAGAGCGCCGGAGCAGCGGGTCTCGATCAGGTACTTGTACTGGTTGTAGTCAATGTCGAAGTCGTCAAAGAGCGCCACAGCGCCGCCCTTATCAGCGCCGACAGTGTAATCGGCCAGGTTGACGATGATGCCCTGAAGGGTATAGACGTCCTTCTTCTGCGTCTCGGAATGCTCGACCTCGCGCTTCTGGTTTTCGAACAGAGGGCTGGTAACGATGCGGGAAACACGCATCGCGGTGGCCAGTTCGTCAACACTCTTGTAAATACGGCGGCCGTTCTTGTCCTTCAGCAGAAGCATCTCGGCCAGAACATCCTCGGTGGTGAAGAACGCAGGGTTGCCGGAGCCACGATACTCCTTGCGGGCACGAATGGCATCGTCCATGATGTTGTTGACCAGATCGGCGTCGCTGCTGCCCTTCTCAATCTGGCGATTGATGGTGAACAGCTTGTCATCGGTCCAGATAGGACGGATGTGCTCGGCGCTGATCTTGGAATCATCGGCAGGAGAACGGCCATCGCCAACCATAATGGCACGAGCGATTTCCTCATTCAGCTTACCGCGCATCTCGCCTTTTACCCAGGCAACCACATCGAAATCGGTGATGTCGATGATGTCGTCACGGTCAAACTTCTGCTTCTTGTACACGGTCTGGGGGTCGGTGGTACGCTTCAGAAGGGTGAAGACCTCCTCGATCTTCTTCTTGCCCTTCGTGTAACCTCGTGCACGGGCCTCATCGGCAGTAATGTCGGCAAAGCTGGTCTTGACGCGGCTGAACGGAACATGCTTGACACCGGCCATGATGATACCGACAGCAGTCTGGTCACGGTCAATGAACTTCGGGGGCTTGTTCAGCTCGTGGTATTCAGGGAATAACTTCCCGATGTCCTTGATACCGTAATCACCGGCGGAATGCTCCAGGTAATCCTCGGTGGCCTCCTTCAGGGTAAGACGACCCTTTTTGGCATCGTCGATGATAGTGGCCATAGCGTCGTGGCTCAGAACGTCCTCGGTCTGGGTGGGGGCATTCTGGTCGAAAACATTGTGCTTAATCATTTCGGGTTCCTCCTCATTGTTTTTGTCGTTTTTCTTGCCAAGGGCCATGCCGACCATATAGTTCACGACCTGCTTCTGTTTGTCAGACATCGCATCGTATACGTCTTTCACGGTCTCCTGATTTTCGGTAGGCTTTTTTTCCTCAGCCATTTTGGGTTCCTCCTTTTCTTCAGCGGAATGTTCAAGGACGTCTTCGAACTCACCGCTGTCGTAATCGATGGAATCGAGGTCGCTGTAAATAACCCCAGCATCCGTTTCCTCTGCGCCGTGAGCCATAATTTCCTCGATATGGGCGCCTGGATTGGCCCCAGCCAAAACCAGGCTCAACTCCCGGATAATTCCATGGGACACATGCCCGCGGGAACGATCACCGGAATAGCGCAGGCTGTCCGCCCAAATGCTGAACGAGTTGATATCACGATTCTTCACAACGGTTTTGGCCATCTGGCCTTTCTCCGTATCGTTGAACGTAACATACGCTCGCAGACCCTCGGGGCAGGATTTCAGCAGAGCATGGCCCAGCACATTGTCGATAGAATTGTGCTGGTGCATCCATACCACGGGAACTTCGGTCCCATCTTGGTCCTTAAAGGCCCCGGGCATAATCGTTCGACCATCGCCGCATAGCACACCGTATTTGGTAGCCATACCGGCGCAGTCATAGCTATGTTTCGCCATTTTGATCTTCCTCCTTATTAGATTTTTGTGTACCGAATCGAGCGGCAACTTCATCCTTACTTGCGCTGATATTCGGATTGCTCAGTATATCGGAATTCGGGTCGTTATTCGGCTTGAAGCCGACAATCTGACGCAATTCGTTAGATGTAAGGATTTCGTTCCGGCGCAGCTTATCCGCAATATCTGCAATCTGGGAAACCGGCACAAGTTTGAACGGTTCGCTGAAGTAGACAATTGACTGTCCGCGCCCACGCGCATTTGAAGAGATGAACTTCCGTTTCATTTCATCCACAATGGCAGAAATAATGGCACCGACAACACGGTTATTGTAATTCAACATGGCCTTATCATCTGCTGTACCGTTCAGAATTTCTTGTGTCATACCTAACTGGCCCCAGAAAACCTCTTGCAGATACTCGACCTGTTTCATGAGATTGTTGTCGAGACTGCGGTTCAGTTGGGTAATGTGCTCGGTACCGTCCGTGTAGGCAATCCCATACTTGGAGCCTGTAAGCTGCTGTTCGATGTCTTTGCGGCGTCGTTCGGCCTGCTCCTGACGTGCCGGTGTCTTGATGGTATACGGAAGCTGGATAATCAAGTCCAACTTTCCGGAACTTGTCTGCTCATCGACAACATCAAGCAATGCCAACTTCCGGATAAGCCGCTGCATCGTTGAGTTCGGTTCGTTCATGATGGGATAGAGCGGGTTTTCGACCAGCGCAACGGCACGTTTCGGCATCATGATTTGCTCATGTCGGCCATTTCGTTCATTGTAAAGTTCAATCTTTACGTCTGACGGATACCACTCGACCACCTTGCCAACGCGTAGTGAATCTATTTCAAATGCACCCGTCTCAGGGTTAGTAGAAGTCTCCACGGGAACAATAGCAACATGGCCTTCATCCAGCATTGTCATCACAATGTCCTGAATAAGGGCTCGTCCGCTCTGATCAAGGTTTGCTTCCAGAGTTAGACAGCTGTTTAAACCGCCGGGATGTTCCTGTTTGAATCGACCATCGGAATCCATATCGGCATGAACGATACGAATGTCCGCACAATCCATTGCAATACGGGTTATGACGGAAGTAACGATAGTCCGCTCGTTACCTCGACTAAACCGTACTCGATCTGGTCGATAAGAGTAACCGCCACCATAGTCCCGATAGGACATCGGAGGGTCCCGATTTAGAAAAGCGTTCCATGCATGTTTCAGCCTGGAACCGAAAGTTTGATTCTCCGCCATACTTACTTACCTCGTGCCTGCTTGGTAACAACATATCGCCACATTTTGAAATCCCTCCTCACAGGTATCGTCTTACGAATTCCGCACCAGCAGTTACGGCATCGGTATTGTTTTTACGCTTACGCTCTTCCTCGTTTTCTTTTCTACGATTCTTTGCGGCTTCAATCCGAGCCTGCTTTTCTTTTTCTTCTTTATCAGCGGCAGCAATAGCGGCTTTCTTATCGGCCATATATTCATCATGAGTTCTCGTGTCGGTGCCGTTCTGGTGGTTTTCCATATATTCCCGGTCACCTTCATCAAGCATATAGGCCGGTCCGTCACTTGCGGTGAAATCGCCCGTGTTTACTTTACTGCCTTTATTTCCCTTTTCATCGGCATAGTAATATCGACCACCCTCTTTCTTGATGTATTTGTGGTCTTTCCAGGTCGAGCCCTTAGCGCTGTGAGCAAGGTACTCGTCGCCTGAGTTAATACATACATAGCCCCACATAGTCATCCCTCCTATCATTCAAAAGCTTCTCTGTTGATTTTGTAAGCCACAAAAGCGTCCATCATAGCCGCAACAGCGTCGATTTTCTCACTGTAACGCTTTTTCCATAGCTTACGGTTGCCGTTGGTATCTTCCAAAGTGATACAGTTCCCCATGGCAAACGTCATGAGTTCCTCATCAAACAAAAGCATCCGCTCCCCTGCCAGCTTCTTGAGCTCGCCAAGAGGAACGGATTCCGTTCTTGCACCCTGTATAACTTTTTCGATTCCAAACGGGCCGTTTTCGCTGGCCCAGCGTTCGACGAATTCTTTTGCATTATACGGGTCGTAGCCAAAAGCCGTAACGTCGTATTGGCATCGGGCGATATGATTGTCAAGGTCCTCATATACCTGCATCATATCAAGAACTGCGCCTTCCATAACGATTAGGCTGCCTTCATTCATGAACTTCTCGTACAGCACTCGTGTAGCCGCAGGTAATTTCATGAGTGTCAACGATGTTATGTAGTTTCGCGTTTTGATACCAAAACATCCGTTTGAAAGCGGGAAGATGAACGTAAATGCACAGAAATCGTCACCCTGACTAAGGTCCGCGCCAAGAGCACACTGCATCTTCCAATATTCACGGTGCGGATGACACAGCGTTTCCTCATAAGTAAAGAAGTAGGTGTAGCCTTCCATGGGCAGACCAAAACGTTTCGCAAGAATATCATTGCGTGCAGACGGGTTCTGTTCGGCACGCTCAACATCCAGCTGATACGTTTCGTAAGTAACGGTCTTTCCTAGATTAGGATTAGCCTTTAGCCACATATCGGGGTTTCCAACTTCATCTACGGAGTCAAGCTTATACCACCAAATCGACACATGCGGATTGAAATACTCACCCTTCAGGATTTTCATCAATTCCATTTTGATTGTATCGCCGCTGCCATTACGGACGGTACCCTCCGAACTCGTGGCTATGATGACATAATCGTTGGTGCCGGCAGAACCCTGCTCTTTGGTTGCACCCTGTTCAATAGCGCCGATGGGGTCTTCCCGAATATCGCCGGAAAGCCATTCATCAACCGAACCGCAGGCAACACGAAGGCCCTGAAGCTTGTCGATAGTCATAGGACGAATTTCAAGCAGAGACCCGGTCATGAAATTCTCAATACCCTTCTTCGTGGCGGCAAGCTTAACTCGATTTGCCTTTGAACCTGTTGTGTTCTGTAAGGAGCCATCCGTCAGGAACTTAAACAACGGACCGCGGGCTCTTGTGATGGCGGTTCGTAGCGGTGAAAGCACCTCGTCGGCTTGGCGCATCGTCGGAGCAGTGGTGATCTGCAAAGTGGTAAGAGTCTTGACGTTCAGGAAATAGTTGTGGATACATGTGTCGTACAAAGATTTGGCGGCACCTCGTCCGACAATAAGATACTGTTTGTTTATAAGCCGCTTCTTGATTTTCTTGTTGACATAGTGACCACCATGACCATCCGGATTAGGCTCGTACACACTTCTGTCAATGAAGTAGTACCACCCAAAAATCTCCTCGCCCCATACCTTAAATGTATCAAGCATGTGAAAATCGGAACCGTCGGTAAGAGTCAATTCATCTTCGCAACTGGCAATCCATCCTTCCACAGGCGCCGGGTCATAGTATTTTGTTGAGTCAGCAATCAAATCATCGATGCGGTTCATCTCCATTGCCACTTCACGACAAACGGGGATTTCACCTCGAAGCACGGCCTCTCTGAACCGGCCGTAATACTTCGGAACGGCAGTATTAGAGAGTGCCATAATGTCTCCTTATTTTTTATCCTTCTTATCGTCGGTGGGAAGGCCTTTTGCAATTTTCATCATCTTATCGATGTTGCCGTAAGTCTTGGCTGCATCGTCAATGAGCTTTGTTGCAAAGGCGCTTGTCTGTAAAACACTTTTGACAAACTTTTCTCCACGATTCACAGGAGCAGGAGCCAAACGTTTGATATTGGCTTCCAGATTCAATCGATCGTAAGCCTGCTTAAGTTCGGCATCGCTGAAAAGTTCGGCATGTTTATACAGTTCGGTAGCGCTTCTACTCTTGAGAACCCGAGCTTTCTTAGCATCAACGCTCTCATTGCTTGAGTCGGTGTCGCCATATCGCTTTCTACCCTCTGGCGTCAGAGTTCCATCTTTATTCTGGTATCTCCGAATACCCCACTTCATGCCGAGAATGCCATGGTGGGCAAGGTACTCGTCATTGTTATAAATCCACATTTTGATTCCTCCTCACGCCTCAGATTCGGCTGCATTGGTAAGACGCCACTCAATTTCAGCAATCATGTTCTCCATGGATTGAATTGCAGCGGCGCTGGCTGGTGGGTCAAAGATTAGCTTAGTCTTTAGGTAGACGTAATCCTTGGCACTATCCAGTTTCGGGTCGTCGCCAAGAAAATCTGTCCACGTTGCAGTAGCATCGTGGATACGGAAACCAGCCGCCGGGCCCACTCCGAACTGACAGAGGAATGACAATGCGGTGTTAATGTGAATCATGACATCGGTATCAAAGGCGGTATCATCTTCGCTCATACCAATTAGCTTTTTTGTCGTTGTAAGTATACTGTCCATAAGTCCTCCTTATCGCCAGGGGCAAGTATCGTTAGGCTTACGGACTGTAGGACCTTGCTCCAATCGGTCGGCATCACCGTAGTGAATAGCCATGTGAGTCGAATGAACCGTGGTAATCACATATTCCGGGTTCATAAGAATGTCCGTTCGATTCAGTATGTCTTCCTTGGCGATTGGATTGAGATGATGGATAACGACTTTCGGTGCTATATATCTACCGTCTTTCCAATACCCGTTTATCTCGTACCCTTCAACGCCAAGGTCGCATCCCTTATCACGAACGATGATTCTGTCCCGGAACCTGCGCCACTCGTGTGAGTTGTAAAATATCTGATTCAGATACCTGTCAAACCCAAACGTATCAGCTCCCACCTCACCATCGAGCTTCAGATACTCAAACCGCTCAAGGAATGTAGAATATCTGCAAAGTTCAGTGTATGTCCTAAGCATCGTCGCTGTCCTGCCCGCTGTATCTTCGCATGGCGTCCAAAGCTTCTTTGTAAAGAGCCTCGGCATGGGCCTGGGACTTCAAACTTTCGGTCTTGGCCTGCAACAGCTCGATTTGTTTACTCAAAGCTTCTTTCTCCATACGTGCTTTTGTTGTACCCAGCTTCAAGAAGTGGGTCGTCTCCTGTGAAGATGCAGTACCCTCGAGTATTCGCTTCTCCACAAGGTCCATAGCCAACGAAATCATCTGGTTTTCACGGGCCTCCGGTGTAAGGGCCGGGCGTACAGTCCCCTTCTTATCGGATTTCATTGGGTCTTTAGCTCTTTTCAATCCCTTTCGGCTCCTTTCACTATGAATTCTCCGGCTTTTTGCAGGGGTCTGTAGGCCGAAGCCGGACCCTGAAAGGAGAATGAAAAGGAGGTAATGACGCTGTACATCGTCAAAGTCACCTACAGACCCCTGCAAAAAGCCGGAGGAAATATCACAGAATCGCAATTCAAGGTGGGAGGGCCTTAAACTGTTTTTCCAAAAATCTCCCCCGGAGAAATATCAAAGACCGCCGCGATGTAGGGAGGGGGTCGTGAAAATATCACCCCCTCCCCTATGCTTAACAACAGTCCTTAGGCCGAAATAGCCTGTTTTTCTTTTGTGTTTGCAATGTTTTCATGCAGATTTGCATTGTCATCGCTTTTTACTTTCTTGTAAATGTGAAAGAAATCGCAATCAATAATAGAATCAATTGCTTTTTCAATAGCAATGCTTTGTTCTTCGTCTGTCAATTTATCGTTTCCGGAAACACGAGCAAGCAAGCCACACGAATTGTATCCGTGCGTGACGTCCCAAAGCCACCATTTGGTGAAGTCATCAAATGGATTGTAAGGATTGTCAAATGTGGTCAACATACATTGAGCCATAGTAACTCCACCTCCTCTCACAGATACTTAGCCACAGTCGACGGCGAAATGCCCAAACTTTCAGCAATCTGAGCATTTGTATAGCCAGCAGCAGCGCGAGACCGAATCAATGCTTTCTTGGCGGCGCTCAGTTCGGTAGTGGAACGAGGCATTGCACGTGCGCGCAGCTTATCAACATCTGTATTGTCGAGAATCTTGCACAATACGTTGTCACTGATAGCGCCTGCTTGAATAGCCTGCCATTCACGGTCACTAATTTCAATTGCCGTGCGCTTAGCACCTACCTCATTACGGGATGCTACAATGGCCTGCTGAGACACCTTTCGCAGCATTTTCTTATCATTAGCCAAGTCAGGGTCCTGTGCCATCTTCTCCTTAATGCGAGTGTTAGCAAGGGCCTGAGCTTGACGTTCGCGAGGCTTATTAGCCTCAGCCAGATTCAGTGCGGCGTTCAGTCGTTCGACCTCGGGTGCATAAGCTTTCTTAGCCGCGGCATCGTACTTCAAGGTGCCGGTGGCCTTCATTTCCTTGCGGGCGGCATTGGCCATGCTCTTGAGGTAGTTAGCATAGTCGGCATAAGCCAGCTCAGCACGGGACCGATAGTCGGACACCAAGGAGTATGCGTCATTGGTTTCTGCCATCTTGGTAGACTTTTGCTGGCGCATCTTCTGTTTGGTAACTACTTCGCCGGTTCTTTTATTGACCCGGGTGGTAGTATAGTACAGGTCATCCGCCGTGCTATACAGCTTCTTACCTTCAGGTTGCGTCGGGTCGTACGCGTCCTTGCCCTTAACCTTGACACCCGGAAGATTGACGTATCCGCTACCCTGACGTTTGGGAACAGGTTGATCGCTCTTGGCCATCGTAATAAGGGTTGAGGCGCCCTCATGGTACTGACCGTTAGCATCCAGATGGCCCTGATACTTACGTTTAAGCTGGGCGATGCCATTGTCAACCTCAGATTGCTTGTAATCAAGCTTGTGTTTTTCAGCATCAATAACAACCATCGAATGGCGAACTGCTCGTGCCAACTCTGGTGGGGTTGCACCTTTCAGAGTCATGTCCATAATAAGATTCGAGACAACGCCCATCTGTTTTTGAGTATTGTCTTTTGTCATCAGCTGCACATGATTCGGATTACCCTCAGGAATCTTGTACTCGAGCTTAGGGTCGAAGCCTTTCAAGCCCTCGAGTTCGGGAGTTGAAGTAATCTTGATCTTATTCTTACCATTCGTAGGGATAACCATAACCGTATCGCCGTCAAAATCTGCGCCAGACAAACGGTCTGCAACGGCTTTGTTAATGCCGACAGCATCCTTAGGATTTGTACCCATGACCCGCTTGCCTTCGGCATTCTTGTTATTGACTTTCAGAATGGGAATCTCAAATGTACCGCCATGCGGGTAGCGAACAAGAGCAACCATTTCGCCATCCGTATAGTTTGGCGCATAAATCTCATTGTCCTTGACAGAAGTAAGAGGCAGAATGACCTGATACTTCTGTCTAGGAAGGGCCGCAGCTTTCAGAGTGACGGCCGCTTTATCACAACCGTCTGCGAAATCTTCAAGCAACTTTCGTTTAATGGTAGGGTTCGTCAACGAGCACAATTCGTCAAATTCAAGCTTGCGGTCCTCTTTAGACAAGTTGAGCTGGCGTTTAATCAGAGACTCGGACTGTTTGGCGAGGAACTGAGACGGAACCTTGTCAGCCCACTCGCCCCAGTCACCTTCATCAGCACGTTTATTGGTGGCCCCAAGAGATTGGCGCTTGCCAGTCTTAGGGTCAACATACTTGCCTTTAGGGTCGTCGTAATAATACTGACCGCCCTTCTCTTTAATAAGAGAACCAAACGGATTGTCCACATCGATTTCGCCGATATTGGTTCTTTTCAGAGGCTTTAGAACTTTCTCCATAGGTGTGCCGAGTGACTTATTCGTGTTAAAACGAATGTCGACACCTTTCGGAAGATCATCGGCGTAGACTGCCATACCCTTAAGATAGTAGGCACCATCGACCATAATGCGAACCTGAGCATAATGGGAGTTGCCCAGACTCAAATCTTTAACACCACGGCGAAGCTCAATCACGCCATCTTTATCAACGCCGCCTTCCTCGGCGTAATTGATAATTAAGCGTTTGGAGCTTACACTTGTGGGATACTCGAACGGCTTATGAAAAGTGTCGCCGTTGTCGTATGAAATGGTGTAATCGCCAACAGAATGAATTTTGCTGGTGTCGTAAATATCTTTGTATTCAGTACCAGGAGGTGTAAGCACCTGCAACGTCGTCTTCTGGTTCGGGTTTGTGACCTGAGGAATGCGACGCTTATAGGTGAGATAACCTTCCATCTCAAGAATATAAAGGGCCTGGTCGAGCTTGTTGCGGGATACGCCGAGCTCACGCTCAGCGCCGGCACCGACATCCAAATATCCTTTGGTGTCAATCAACTCTTTCAGCTTCTCTGCCGTAGCAGAGGACTGCTTCATGCGCTCCTCAGCTTGCGCATTCAAAAGTGACCGAACCGAAGAATCATTGTTGAAGCCCATGATTTCAGCAATCTCGTTCAGAGACTTTCCTTCGTCGCGGAGCTTCTTGGCCTGAGACACCTGCTGCATACGGCGCAGACTCTTGGCGTAGGAAAGCTGAACACGCAGCTTTGTAGTGCTAGTGCCCATCTCTTCAGCAATGTCTTTTTCGGAATATCCTTTTTTCTCCAATGCTTCATAACGGGCCAGCAAATCGTCCCCACGCTGATACGGATTCTCGCCGGAGCCGAGAGGATAGCGACCTGAGCCACGACCAGGAGCGCCGTCCATCTTTCCGACGCCGTAGTGCGCGATAACATCGTCCAGGGATGGTTTGTCGTCAAACATGGTTAGCCCTCCATTTCTTTAATATGATTTACAATCTTGTCGGCCTCGATAATTTTCTTGGTAATGACCGTAATATCATTGGCTTTCGGCTTGAGCGCAACGATATCGTCATTCTGATAGATACGAAGTTCCATATCAATATCCGTCGGTTTGATACCATACTCGAGGCAGAACAGCGCAGCGTAAATCATCAGCTGCTCCATGTGCGCCGGCACCTTACCGGTCTTCAAATCATGGATGCGTAAAAGATCGCCGCGCATATCAATAGCGTCAGCGGTACCAAAGCAATTCTGCGAGTAATATAGAACCTGCTCTGGCTTCAGGTTGTAACCGATAGCGTCATTGACATACATGTTCAGAGTTTTGCGAGATTTCGGAAGCCGCTGACGAAGTTCGATGCATTCAGCGGCAAACGCATGAAGTTTCGTGCCCATTTGTACAGCTTGGGCGGCACGATAAGCTTCTGCGATTTTGGTAGCATCATAATTGAGCCAATGGTACTTACTCGCCCCGAGAAAAGCGTGCTGGCCTACAAGATTGGAATGATTGTTGAAGTTCATCTAAAATGTTCTCCTTATTTTCCGGGTAAACAAAACGAGAGAATGACATTTCGTTCATCCTCTCGACATAGTAATCTTGATTTGGTTGGTGGCTCGCCTGCTTCGCTTTTTTGCATTCAAGAGCTGCCCAACGGCCTTCGTACAAAACTAAAAGGTCGGGAATCCCTTGAATGTAATTTGGGTCATTCTTTAAGACCATACAGCCCGGGAAGCGTTTCTTCAGATCGTCAATTAAACCTTTCTGAAAAGCACTTTCTTTTGCCATAAGTATCCCCTTTCGGTTCAAAAGGCAATATACCGTGATTTTTTCAAGGTCCCGATATATTATCTCTTCTCTCATAATACCCTATGAAATTTTCGCGAAGCAAAAAATAAAAAGGGCCCGCGCTTTGGTGTTAGCGCAGACCCATGGGTTTCAATAAATATCAATCGTCATCAGAGAAGGCATCCTCGAAGTTGGTTCCGAAGTCGTCTTCATGAGAAGCAGCCTCTGTCGGATGACCGCCCCATTCTTCAATTTCCCAGTCGGTAATGGTCCATCCACATTCAGGACATTTGAAGTATTCATCCTCATCGTAATGATCGCACTGTACATGACAATGCGGGCACCATTCCTCACCGGTTGGCAGGAAGTCTTTCATGTGGACTCGCTTGACTTCCACCGTGCCGTCAGGCCCATTGAGAACATGAACTTCTTCGCCGCAGTCATTTTTCACGACTGTTTCCGTAATGTCCGATTTCTTGTTTTTCTTGAATCCCATTTGTAACCTCCTTGTGTATTTCCTAGGATGGCTCCATTATACAGGATATAAACCATCTACCGCAAGAAGGAAATTGTAAACTTTTATTTTACATACCGCAAATCCTCCGCACTGCATCCGAGCGCTCTCACAATTTTATCGAAAGCGTAGTAGCTTGGAACACTTCGTCCGTAAGTGTAATTGCAAATTTGGCATTGCCTCAAACCTGTCGCCTCGGCAAGGCCTATCTGGGTAAATCCTTTCCGCGCCATGACTCTTCGAAGCAAAACACCAAACACACGCCCGGTCTGCTCTTTAGTCATGCTGTTATCATCGTCAGGCAGACGTGTAGTTGTTTGATTGAGCGAATCGAATAGGAACACCTTTCTATCTGGTAATTCAATCAAGAGTGCCATCGGTGCATACACTCGATAGCTGGCAACTTTTTTAAACAGTAACGGAAAGTACGCTCTTGCTTCCTCAAGCAATTCGTTTGCGTATTTTTCGTCGTCCATTGGACTATCTCCTTTCCGAATCACAAAAATTAAAAAAATTACGTTTTTCATTTATATATACTCAAATATATAAAATTTTATATATTTACACCTATATTAGATAAAACCCTATAATTTTCACTTTTTTGCGATTTTTTGGCCATTTTTAACCCAAAAGTGTATTACATTTGGGCTAGTGTATTACAAATTTTGCGATTTTGCTTCAAAACGGTCTTAAAAAATGTAATACATGTAATACACGTAATGCACTTTTTTCATCCGGCTTTTTCGTTTTTGTAATACAGTTCAAGCGCTTCGCGGACAACTTCAGATTTCGATTTTCCGGTTTTCGTACTTGAAATAATCAGTTTCGCACGGTCTTCTTTCGGTAATCTGACCGTGATTACCGAGCTATTTGCCATCATTTTTCACCTCCTATCCGGCCTGTTACTGTCCCCGATAAATACCATATCATGTATGATTTCTCTCGCATAACGATGGTTGACTATTGTTAATACCACATTCGGATACTGCCGCAGCGTGTCTTTTTGGAGTTCATTGAGTTGCTTGCACATGACGTATCCGATTCCATTGATAGGCTCGTGCCCATCTTTCGGGTCCCACATGCAAGGAATCGAGTAAAAATATCCGCTGGGACAAATGCCGTTCAATGTCTCGAGGTCAAGCTTATGGTCAATCGACATCTCAGTTCTCCTTACAGGATAGGAAGTCCTTCATCATCGAATCGTATTTCTCAGAGCATTTAGGACAGAAATCCATATCATCGTGTTTAGTCCAGCCGACAGCGCCCTCGAATCTATCAGCAGTAATATGAAACATCATTTCATCACAGTAAGGTCCACTGCCGATGTACTTGACAAACTTATGTTCACCGCAACGTTCGCAATAATACATTTCACCAAGAATGTTCATACGGTTTTCACCTGCACTTTCGCAAGATAATCCTCACAAATAATATCAACCCCCAATCCGAGCTGGTCCATGTAATTTTGTATGCCAAAATACGAATCGGAGCCGAGAATTTTGTCGAACTCATGCTCGATTGTCTGCATTCCATCTTTTTTAACGCAAACATTCTCATGAGCACACGTTTCGCATTTGCTTTTAATTTTAATGATCATGATTAGCGCACCTTCACTTCCTGAACGTAGTCTAAACAAGTAAATGTAATGCAGGTATTCATTCCTTCGAGTACGTCCGCAATCGGAGCGTCATATTTCTCGGTAAGACTATCTACCGTACGAGTAATCATATTGCTGTATGCCGATAGTTTTCGACATACATTTTTGTGACTGCACATGTCACAACGAGTACAGTTATCGATGGTCATAAATTTCCCCTTTCATAGAAAAAGAGGACGCCATGTTCCAGACGTCCAGATTTTGTTAGCGAAAGCTACTTTCCAAAGCCAGTCCAATGATGTATATCATCCAAATTACTACAAATACAGGAAACGGAGCATCAGCCAGATAGAGAATCGCCGCAGCAACAGCAAACATAATTTCACCTCATTTCCAACCACGCAACACATTTCCCGGAGTAATCAGAAAGAACGAGTTTGCAATGCACAGGCCGATAGATTGCCGCATCATGATTACTAAACCGAATAAATTTTCCAACATCTGGACCTGCAATAACGATTGCTTCAGCCTCGAATACGGAACAGTTCGCTTCTTGGTAAGTGTAGGGGTTCTTGACTTTTGTAGGTTCGACCAGTTTCATTGCAATATTCCCTCGGAAATCATACTCAAACATTTCGTTTGGTCCGATTTCCGAGAAAATTACAGATTTTGGTGTACAATTATCCACAGCTTCCATTATTTACCGCTCTCCTCTTTTCCAGTAATCAGCTCACTGTACGGCAGCGTTTCAATCCAGTCGCAGAGTGTATGCCACTCGTCGAGCTTGTGGTTCCGACGGGACTTATAGATGTTCGCCAGCACCTCGTAATTCAGCATGACAGTACGCTTCTGGTTGTAGCTTGACGGAAGAAGCTGAATCATCTGCCACCAGAAAAGCTTTTGCTGAGCAAGTACATGCTTTTTTTCTGCATTTGTAATATCCCTTTTTAGCTTCTCGGAAGCGGCATTATACTTCTTACGGTAGTAATTCAGAATATCCACAGTCCGAAGAAGCCAATCATAGGACATATTGTATTCATCACCGTCAAGCTCTTCAATGTGCTCGTGGCTAAAGTCGGTTACGTCAAACTCCTTCTCGGCAATCTTGTGCATCGTACTGCACGAATTGGCCACGGTACCAACCTTATAGGTATCGAACTCCTTCCACCAATACAGCGGTGCCGTAATATCGAGGTAGACAGTAATCATCCGCATGAACTTCCGATGGTCTGTGCCGGCCTTGGCCAGCTGGGTCATAAGCTTTCGGTCGTTGGGACCGATAACTATATTTTCACCTAATAGCAACGTGCAATAATCATCCGGGCCTAACTCGTATGCATCGCATGAAGAACACTCGCCATCGCAAAAAACAATGCGACTATCGCTCTTCTCCCATGAGTTCATCGGGTTCCGCATCCCACGAATCGCGTGTTCCCAACCAAAGACCTCAGCGTTTTCAATTTTCAGCATTATCATCACCTCCAAGTTCTATGAGTTTGTCGATTACGTGGTCGAATGCATCCTCAATGGTTTCGGCAGTCAGATCGATATTCTCGTATGTAGCAACGTTTGCAACCATCATTTTGTACAGTGTTTTTTCGCTCGGGATAAACGCAAAAAGTACGAGTGCAATTGCCAATGGAACAATGCACTTTTGGGCCCAATTTAAAAATTTAACGCCCACTTTATAATTATCGCTGTCTTCACCACCTCCATAATTGAATGCTTCTCCAATATGGAAAGCACCAACGAATAAAAACACCAAACATACTATGATAAGCATAATGGCAGCAATGATAGCGAGAGCTTTCGCAGTGTCCGAGACACTGCACCAATAAAACAAAATGGGGTTAATTACATGAGTCATCATAAGCCTCCTTTAGTTCTTCCACGATCTCATTCATAGAATCAATCTCATAGCTTGTTTCCCAATGCTTTTCGAGATTGACAACATGCTGCAACTGCGTCGGTGTAAGTAAATATAAATGGTCCTTCACAACCATCGCTCGGCTCCATCTGTCAGGATGAGCAGTTCCTCCAACAAGACATTGGCAACGATCGAACGTGCATTTGCAGATTGGGCAGCAATCATTCATGATTCCACTCCTTTGCCATAATCTTCATAGCCCGGTTCCAATTCTTTTTGCGGGTTTTCTTTTTACCATGCAGCGCTAAATGGACTACTCTTTTATTTTTACATCCAACTAACGCGAGGTCCGTGAATTTCATAAGGGCTTCGACAGTAGTATAGGCAATATTCCGAAGACACGAGTACGCAGAAATCAGTTCGTCCGAGCTTGCAAACAGAGCCTCCCACAAGTTTAAATCGTTTGGCAAAATTTACTCACCTCCGTATACCAAATCGTCGTCACGCCGTACGTCATAGAGTAAAACGACGTTGTAATGCTTAAAATATCAATATTCGGGTGGTTTGCAATAAAGGCTTTTGTTAAGTCTTCCGTATTGTCAATCGCCGTTCGGAAACTCATCTTGTGGAGTTTACCTTTAATCTGTCTCCCGTTGAACGTCATGCTTTGGAGCCTCCTTCATTTTCTTGTGAACTTTCTCGAGGAGCTCAAGTTCTCGGTTTTGATCGTCCACGAACTTGATACAAGTTGGGTCAAGACGTTGTACACCATTTGAAAACTCAACAATTCCGTATAGATGCGACTCTTGTCCTCCGGGTAGAGGCCCAATCTGAGGCACGGTCGTAGCGTATTGTGCCCAGCAATGAAAATATCCCAGTTTGCCGTCCACCTCGCATAACCGCCGCTCTGGCCGAATAGTAATTACATTATTCATAGGAATTATGTTCTCCTTTGCTAAAGCTGATAAAGAAGCCATACTCATCGTTTACCGAAAAAGATAGCACCATTCCTGCTTTTAACAGTTCAATATCTTTCTTTGTAATAGTGACAAACTCGTTTCCAAAACAAGACATATTTTCTTTTACTTCTTTATACCGTAAAATTGTTATCGACAACTCTTACGTCAACGTCACTCGGTGCACGAAGGACATGAACATAGGGAGGCAACACAATAACGCCTTCCGATCTCTGTCGGATGATCGATTGCCGAAATTCTTCAAGCTTTTCAGGATTCAATGCGATTGTAGCACGAATGATAATCAATTCATCATTCATAAAATATCACACCTCCACTTTGTCCGGCGTAAACACCATCTCGATGACCAAAACTTTTTCTCCGTTTTTATGAATAACTCGATGATTGAAGTCGAGCCAGGAAATACCCATCTCCCAGTCCCACCCCATATTGTCACCATCTGCGAGAGCGCACAGACCAAGAAATTTATAAAAGTCATTGACCGTAACGGCATCACCAAGAGCCCAGTTGCGATTCAGGTGGTACTCCGCCTGCAATACATGCTCAATGGTCGAATCAAAATATCTATTGGAGAACTCGTCATAGAACGTGTGAATGGGTTCGTCTTCGGATACACCCTCGAAATCCAACGTTTCGCTGCCAAAAAATCCGGAGGAAGTCAGATGAACCTCATCCAAATCTTCTTTGCATAGCTCGTCGATGACGTGCTGGTGAGTTTCAGGACCATAGAGTTCCTTAACCTTTGACTGGTACCGCCCAAGGCTCTCTCTGGCGAGCATACAGGCCCCTGTGAGGGCTTTTTGCTGTTTGTAAGTAAGAACCCCGTTAGACACGATACACACCACGGTGGCCGTTCCACAGGCTATGGCAGGGGCATAACAACGGCAAATATCCATTACGGTTTCTTTTGTGTTGCCGTATTTAGTCCGGCTTTGAGAAAGTATCCTCTCCGCTTTCGTGGTACACTTCGCCGTAAGAACTGCTGTTGCCACAACTCCCACAGCCGATGCCGCGGTGAGGACAATCGGAACACATTTTGCAGTTAGCTTCATTGCCGTTCTCCTTTTCTACGAGTTTGCTGAGAATCCTATCAAGTTTGACTGCCGTGGCAGCACGAAGTTCGGCATCTGTGATTTTTTGCAGGTTCATGATGTTCCCACATACAATCATGACATCTGCAAGTTCTTCCAGAATGCCATCTCTGTCACCTTGACCACGCAGCTCCTTGGAAATTTCTTTCTGAAGCTCGGACAATTCCTCCATAGCGACAATATAAATTTCACTTTTCTTTGTGTTTTTGAGGTGGAGTGCCTGAATGTTAGACATCATATCGTCGGTCATGACCGTATGATTCTCCATCTTTTTCTTAAATTCTTCACGGTTCATCGTTAATCTCCTTTCATGACATCGGTAAGCAGTATAGCCATAGCACGAGTAGCGATATCCTTTACACTCTCACCCTGAAACGGTAGTGCTTGAGAATCCTCGTAATTGCTGGCCTTGATGATTTGCTTCACGGTGCCTGTCGAACCATACACCTTTTTCGCAAGAGCAGCGCAGAAGCCAGCCATCGGGTCAAAAGTGTCTCCGTCCATGCACTTGACTACTGTTTTCTCACCGTCGGCCCAATACACAATAGTGGCAGGGCCGTGGTAGATGAGCTTCTTGACCATATATCGATTGTCCATAACAGACTTCTCCTTTTTCTGTCCGGGATGCTTAACGAGGGTCATATCGACTTCTGGAACATCGTCCAGAGTGGTACCCGTTTTCGCAGAAACCAATTTATATGCAGCCTTCATATCAATTTGGTTTGTACGTACAGCCATCACCGTCCAGTATGTTTTGCTGTGATCATAGGGAACCGTAACTATATCGCCAACATCGAATTTTGGCATCATAAGGTGTTTCATATCTTCGCATGCTCTCTTTCCAAGTAAATAGGCGTCGAATCTGTCCGGTCTTTTCTCAAACTCATATTCGTTCGTAAACCTGTTGAACCATACCACACCATTAGGCGTGTTCATTCCATTCCAGAAGTCAATCATTTCTTCTTGACCTCAGCTTTCATAGTATACCCGGGGCACCGATTGGCATTTTGGTCATTGCTCACCAACTGGCACTCGCGATGATGGGCGATGCAGCATCCGCGGTCCATCTCCCGCCGCCTGCATGTGTTGCAAAGGCATCTCGGAAAGAGCTCCTTGCATTTAGTGTTTTTGACCATTCTTCTCCCCTTCTTTCCAGTTGACGGGTTTATGACTGTCCTCGTTGTAAGGCGTGTTTAGACAGTCGTTGCACGGATGCAGGTATGACGCCTGCTCATAAAATTTGCAGGTCTTGCAGTACATATCGAAAAAGACTTCTTTTCTACGATTATTCATATTGCCGTCACCACCTTCGTTAGGACATCAATGACAATAGCGTCAGGCCACTCATCCTTTAGGCGCTTGATTGCATTCTTGGCTGAGGTATCATAACACACAAACTGTCGTAATGAATCGAACATCGGATCGCTATTTGGCCTACAAAATGTGATTGTATATCTTGTGCGAGTCATTTTTGCCTCCTTAAATATCATTTTTCAGCATACAGAGCCCGCTCAAGTCGGTAAAATGTACCCGCCATCTGCGGAAGGTCATTTTCGACACCGTATTGGTGCAGCCGACAGTCGTCGATGGCTTTTACAACGTCTTCCTTGCCCACAGTTCCTTCTTTGTATCTGGTTATAAGTGTAGAGAGATTGTCAATCGATACGGCCATGGCCCGGTAATCTGTACGCATCTTTTTGATACGGTCAGCCATAACGAAAATATCAGAATTCATGCAGGAACCACGTCCTTTCCGGCAATATAAGGTGCACTTATAGTTGTCACTTTCTCACCCTCGCCGCAAACAACAGTCTTTTTTTCTTTGCCTGCCACTGCAACAGCATCCATGATATCATTGACAAGCTGTTCCTCACGAGTTGGCTCAGGAATATCTTCCGGATGACACCCTTCCCCGTCGCAAGCTTCTTTAAATTGAAAATGCCCATTCATGCAGCGAGCGCGCCAATACTGGGCCATGCGGGTAGCACTACGCAGTTCGTCGTGCAGGCGGATGCTGGCGGTCTCCCACTGTTTAGCCTCGCGCTTCCAGATGTCTGCATGTTTGCGTTCAACCTGAACATCGCTCTCAGTGGGCTTTCCGGCATTCACCAGACCCATGACAAAAATCGTTCCAATAGCGCCCGTGAAAATACCAGCAATAAAAGTAAACATCGTAATCAAGTCCTTTCCAAATGTCAGCCATAGTCCTCGCTGAGAACATGGCATTCGTTGTCTGTTATATGATGAATTTCAATGTTACACGCGCTGCAAATCCAAAATTTCGTGAAGTGCCATTCGGCATTAAGGTCTTTTACTTTCTTAAGGTAAATGCAGTCCATGCAACGTTTCTGTTGTTCATCGAGCTTTTTTGCCATTTTTCCTCCGGCTAAAAGAAAAAAGAGATTGAGTCCTAAAAGGACTCAATCTCTTTGATTTTGCGTTCTATGAATTTAATTGCTTCTTCTTTTGGCACTTTTTTGCTCACCAACTTATTCAGTTCAAAATGTTTCTTATAGTCGTGAATTTCACGGTTATTCCGTTTGAACCGAAATTCAGTCCAAGTATGGTCGCTCCATAAAATCACGAACACTGACCCATTCATCACTTTATAAGTCCAGTGAGTAAGTTTAACATAAACGTTGTTTTCATTCATAAAAACACACTCCTTTCATACAAGGCCATGAAAATTATGCGGTCGCTTTGAACTCGCCATAATACCGTTTGTAATCCTTATTGACATTGAAGTTCTGTTTCTCTTCGTAAGCCTTACGAATACGAATATCAATGAAGGACTTGCTGGTAAGATGATAGTAATACAGGTCTTTGAAAGGGGTGTTCATACGATTGATTCGCCCCTCGGCTTGCTTGGCAACTTTGTAGGAGTATGTTTGCGAATAGAACACTGTCGTGTCAGTGGCGATACAATTCCAGCCTTCAGCTCCGGCTGTGTATTGCACAAGATAGACCCAGCTATCTCCATTTGGTATTGGGTCGTGTTTATGGCCATTCCACTCGGCCACCTCAGCGTCTCCAAAGGTCATTCCACGCAGAATATCAAGCTCGTAGTCGAAATTGTAGAACACAATCATTTTTGGATGGTCCTCAAAAATCTCTAAGAGCTTGACCTGCCGGGAAATATCCGAATTTACGATTTTTCGAATATCGTAATAGAGCTCTGCGGCGTTGATAATGGGCTCCTGTGTCCAAGGATTTCTACGTGTTTTCCAAAGTTCCTTGACCGCACGGTTGTTAAACTCGGCATAAATTTCTTCATGATGGAGTTGAACGCCACGATGGAAGTCCATTGGAACCAGAATATCCTTCCGTAGCGCGCAGAGCTTTCCCGTATGTACGAATCGGTCAATCTTCGGATACTTCGTGTAGCGCGAATAGACGGCGTGCTCCTGCAAGAACTGGGTTTTGTTCCTGTAAAATCCATTGGCAACAAAGACGGGAATATAATCCTGCCAGGTATCGCCCGGAGTGGCCGACAGAAGAATCCACTGGTTCCGCCGGGTAATTTTCAGAAATGCTTTGACCCAGCTTCCGCTCCCAACCACACGCTGCTCATCAAATATAAAGAAAGCGCCATACGTATTGACATGCTTCTGTATATTGTTCCACGAATCCACGACGACTTTGTTACGGTAGAGATTAACTTCGGAATGAGGTGAGAGCAAGAACCGACTCATCTCCTGTTCCCATTCCATACTGTCGCGCTTATGGGCCGTGGTGATGATATACAAATCTTTCGGCGGGTCGCCCATAGGAATATAATCGCCACCTTGTAAGCTATCGGGGTCACCACCGTTTCGCAAATAGTAGTAGGACAGCGCCGTGATGGATTTGCCGCTCCCAACATCACCACAGAGGATGCAGCCGTTTTTCATTTGCTCGATGGCTTTGATTTGGAAGTCGTATAAGTTAATCATCTTTCATCCTTACGCCTCTAACAACGCGATTCCCAGTACCGCAATCAGGAATGCACCGATGAACTTGAATGTCTCAAGCATAACCCGGACCATCACAGTCCAGCCAACGGAAGCAAGTCCCACAAAGATGCTTGCAAATATCACAGCCGCAGCAATCAGCAAAATGCCGCCAAGAATTTTAGTCATGTTTCTTTTCTCCTTCGTAGATAGCACCTGGCTCGAGCGACACTCTGTATTCGCCGTATCCGGGCGTGGATTTAAGATTAGCTTTCGGTCCAAAACTGCACCAAAGAAATGCAATTTCCCGGGCCATGAACCCTTCAGACAAAAAATACTGGAATATAGCCTTTCGGACAGCGTCCGTGCAGCAGATTTTACGGCAGTCATACCGCGTACTTTCTGTTACGGTGTATCCTGTATGTTCGGCAATCTTTTTGTAAAAGTCGGGCAAACTACAGGTACAAAAATCTTTGTTCAGATGGTTTACATATGTGGTAACATTCATCTGGTTTCTCCTTTCTGCAAATATCAATATTCATGCGGGAATAGCACCGTCGTACAGCTTCTGTCTGCTTCCGTGACAATCCAGATTTTCCCGTCAGGATAATCCGGGCAATTGTAAGCGCTCATGAGCCTACCGCCATGCTCGAGAGCATCATCATTAGTGGCTTTATCTTCGTCGCAGATGTCGCCCCAATCGCAGTTCTCGTGTCGGTCAAAGCTTTCATTGACGAATTTTCCGAAATTGTCATCAATGCAAAGTAGGTCGGTAACTTCATCCGAACCATACACAGTACCAGTCTTAAACTTTTTCATTGCCGTCTCCCTTCATCAATTTGCAAAGCTCCTGAATTAACCGTCTATCGCTCCATGGCGGCAGGAAATATACAGGCGTATACCAGTAGTTTTCGGTTGAATCTCCGCTGCACATGGGGTCTGTCAATGTATTTCCTACTTTTACCACAGCAGCAATCCCCAGCATCGACAGCTGAATATAGCACATGAGGGCGACAGTTTCGTCGATGTCCTGAGCATACATCAAAATGTAATTCTGAGCATTGAGGTTCTTTTCTGCGTACAGCTTCCGATAGGTATGATACCCTGCTATAAGTGTGGCTCCGGCACCGCACGCAGGGTCGTTGACCGTTTTCACGCTGAAAATATCATCCCCGAGGCTACAGCTTATATCGGCCATGAGCTGACAGACATGATACGGTGTGAAAAATTGTCCATTGTGCTCATTGCCAAGGTCTAAATCCATAAAGAGCTTTCCAAGATAGTCCTGCTCAGGATTTTTATCAAGAGCGCAAATCACTAAAGCGGCCAATTCGGGAAAGACTTCGGCTTCTGCCTTGGAATACTTCTTAATAGTCCGCAAATATCGTTCTTCACGAATATCATAGTGCTCCTTAGTCTGGTCCACCGCATTGGAAATGGAACAGGCGAACAAAACAACAAAGTCTTCCCAAATTGTCCAGCGGCTTCTGGAGGCGGCCAGACTGTTAAATTTCTTAATGAATTCTCTGCTGTAGTCAGTTTTCTCTGGGATTTTTGCAGGCTTTATCGGCTTCTTCTCGGATTGCGCAACTTTTTTCGGTGTTGGCTTGCGTTTTTCAGGCGGCTCCCATTTGGCAGCACTGCTCAGAATATCTTTGAGGGTGAATTTTTTCATCTGGCCATCTCCTTTCCAAAATATCAGTAGGGGCTGTTTCCTTGCTGACACATCACTCGCCCAGTTGAGTGACCACGGACATTTAACTCTGCCTCCACTCGGCACCCCTAAATATCAATTAAAACGGCACTTCGTCGCTGCTCTCGTAGTCGGCGTACTTGTCGGCAAACGGGTCGTCTTCGATTTTTACGTACAGCGTTTCGAGGTAGGCCGCGATACCGGTCTTGCCGTTGACCTCCCAGCGCCAAGGGCTGACAACCACATCGGCATTCTCGATGCGGGCGTACTGAAGCGTGGCGATGGTATCCTCGTCCAGCAGAGTGCGTTTGTGATTCGTCAGCAGCCAAATCTTAGGCGGGCGGACTTTGAAGCTGATCTTCACCTTGATAAAATGGTTGACCTTCTCATCAGGGTCGCGCGGTGTCAGCGGTTTGACGTTCCAGCCGTCGTTGGCAAGCTGCTCGGCCAACGCATCATCCTCAATGACAATACTGAAAGAACGGTCACCCTCACGGCCAAACTTATCGTCTTTGCCGGTGAAGTTCTTGAAGATGATACGGGCATTATCGATTGCGAGTTTATTGTTGCGTTCCATAGAAGTTTCTCCTTTACACTTTCTTGAGGACGGTTTCGAGTTCGGGCATGGTGTCGCGTTTCATGGCCGGGATTTCAGCCGTAAACATAGGCCATTCCTCTTTGACAACGCGGCGACGGAAGTCGTTTTTGCCGATAGGCGAGCTTCCAAGATTGTTTTTGAACATGCGAGCAAGAGCGTTCCATTTTTCGTTCTGTTCGGTCAGCAAGTTTACAAACTGCCAAGTGTAGCGAATATCACGCTCTTTGATAAGGTTATTTGTCTCATCGACAAAAATCTTGCGGATTTCCTTTGCAATATCCGCATCGGTCACATGAAACTCGTCTTTGTTTTTGTACGTGTAGACGAGCTTTTTAAAAATATCTGTTGCTTTTAGAACATACTCCTCCTTAAAAAAGAAAAGACCTTATGTCAACATAGGGTCTTTGTGCGTTTAGAACGGAATATCAGGCTCATACTGCGGTTTGCCATCTTCGTACCATGGGCCAACATAAGGCTGGTCGGAAACAAACCACTCGTAATCGCCAAATTCCGAAATATCACGAATGGCATTGTCGCAGAGCTTGTTGTAGTAGTCCTTGTCGATGTCGTCCTGCTTTGCGAGAACCTTGACCATTTCCGATTCCATCCAGCGCCAGTCCTTTGCCCCGGTTACAGAGTCGTATTTGGTTTCGCCGGTCTTTTTGTCGACAGATTCCCGAACCAGCAGTCCTCCACCAGCACCAGGTTTCATTGGACAGAACAGCCCAACCTTACCGACAAAGTGACGATCGTGCTCACCTTCAGGCAGTTTCTCGTTCATATCTAGATAGATGGCCGAGGACACCTGTTTAGTCTCGCACATATCCTCAAACTGAATTTCTTCATGACTGAACAGTTTTTTGAAAACATACGGAATCTGGAACTGGGTGCCTGTGGCAGTCCATTCGTTTGCATGTTTACCGCCCTTATTGATGATACCTTGAGTATTATACTTGGCAATGTACACGGCGTTGTTTACCAGACAGATACGGTCGTAAGTAGCCTCATGCTCAAAAATATAACCGTATTCACGGCCATATTTATCGACAAAATCAAGAATATCGTCAGTGACATCCGGAATCTTGATGGAATCCGTCTTGATATGCGCTACGATGAATCCCCGTCTCTGGACTTCCTTCTTAAGTGTTTCCATGAACAGAGCGCCACGCTTGGCTACAATGTTGTCATTGTTACGCGGGTCGCGGAATGGATTGCTGAACTTCGCGGACGTCAGTCCGTACACCGAGTTGATGACAATTTTCAGCGCGTAAGCCAAGTCATCCCAAGTATAATCGGCAGCACCGGCCACGATAGCCTCTGCGAACGGAACCAGTTTGCCATCCAGCAGTTTTTTCAGAGCTTCGATGTCCTGATGCTTGATGTCAACACGACCATTCTTCAAATCCTCGAAGTTTTTCGTGTACTTGCCGAAGTGCTTTTCGGCAATCAGACTGGACGGGTGCATAGACGCAATGTCATCCAGACCAACGTTGCCGTACATGCCGGGCTCTGCGTAGACATAGCCTCCTTCACCGACTTCCTCAATGACGTTATAATGCTTTTCCAGAACATTAGTCTCGGGAAGTTCTTCGATGAAATTCAGGGGCTTTTCTCCTGTCTTTTTGCACCAAGTCTCTACATCCTTTTGGGCGTTCAGGAGCTCGTTCAGATAGGACTCATCGTTTCTGGCTCGCGTGGCATCCAAAATATCATAGACCCAGTACGACTTGTACCCGGTCCAGACATAATTCGGGAAGAACGGCATGATGCTCCAACCAACAGGCAGCTCCTCTCCGGGAATATAACTGCGATACTGCGGTTCGCCCTTTTCGTTCCACACACGGAAGTCGTAGTTGTGCCCGTAAGCCTCTCGCAGCTCCTCATATTTGGTATACGGAACCGGCTTCCACAGCTCGCGATAGTTAAACTGCCACTGCGGATTTTTGTCCGAACCAAATATAATTCGGGTAGTGTGCTGGTTAGTGGTATCATTAACAGTCAAGCCAGATAAACTCGCCAGAATCTGCCGTGCCACCCAGTCTGCGGAGCGCGATTCGAATACAGCCTCAGTTGCAATGACGTCGTTGTCGCAATACTCGGCGACTTTAGGCCACATTTCTTCCGGCACAGGCTGGTCCCAAGGCAAGCCAAGCTCCTGATGGTGAATGCCCAACTCAATCTCGAATTTTTTCAAAGACTGCTTCTTGGAACTGAAATCATAAATATCAGTGTAAGAGATGTTATAGGCCTCGCCATAGAATGCGTTTTTATCTCCGCTGATGATTCGCTGCGACAGCTTGTACAATTCCTCGTTAGGTGCACCGAGCATACGGGCATAGAGCATGTGGTTATCATATTTGCGGCAGTTGAAACCGATGAGCCGATACCGAATAAGCTTCTCGATGTCCTTCGCAGTCGGGTTAATCATACGAACGACTTTCTTGTCTTTGCCCCGGTACTTCCAGTTGACAAGGAACAGGTTCGGAAACACCTCACAGTCAAAGAACACAATAGGTGCCTCGTCGTTCTTGACAGCCGGTGAAAAGTCATTGCTTGAGAAGTGCATGGCCGCTACCTGTTTGATGCAGTAGTCGCTCTGATGCGTCGAGTTAGCTGCGAAGTTCAGCACGGCATTGTACAGGTCTCCTACGTCGTAGGTGATGTCGGAGTTATAGGCATCGTCCAGTATCTTCTTGATGAAATCTACGCTTGAACGAGTGTTTGCATGGTATTCCTTATTAAGGTTCCGCTTGATAAGCGTTCGGATAGCCTTCTCGTTTTTCACGGAATCGAAATTCACCATTTTTATATCTCCTTTCAATGGCAAACCAGAATTGATGGTCGCAATTGGAAGGTTGTTGCATTTGGTGAGCTGTCTGCGAAGGCTGCTCTTTCCCGTAAAGACTTTCACTTCGATGTCATCATCATAAATACGGCTGAGTTGTACAGGGTCTCCGCTGTAAATATAATGAAGATGAATACCACGCCCGGATTTGGACAGCTCTGCGTAGGTCTTGGGCCAATGTGCAGCAGCTTCCAAATTGCGTTCAAAGGATTTTTCTCCGTCTCCTCCTTTCAGATCAAAATCGATTATGATATGGTTCTCTGGAACCTTGACGTAGTGGAGCTTGGAGGTGTCCAAGTCCTTGAGTTTAGTTCGGCATTTGTCCCAGCGATTGATTGGGGTGCCTCCGTCATTCGCATATTGGGCCGGACAATCGGCACAGATATCATCGAAGATTGAAGGCTGCTCTTTGAACTCAATCGCCGGCATGACTACAGTCGCAGATTCAGGCTTTTTTCCAGTGCTTCCATCAAACTTGTCGATTCGGAAGCCTTCGTACCAACCTCGAATGGTGGTTCCGTCCTCATCGATGTGCTTTTCCTGGAAAATATCAAAGTAAGCCTTAAGCTCCTCTTTGAACAGGCGCTTGTTGTAGGAATAGGTTACCTTGGCATCCTCGCAATAGTTCTTATACATCTCGTAAGCAACTTTTAGAGATGTCGAGTTTGCTTTGCTGAATACGGAATAGGAGTCACTTACGAAGTTATAGAAATCGTTGGATGCGCCCATCATATTGACAGGGATGTAGTCGTCATAGAACTCGGGGTCTTCGAGGTAAATATCACGGCAGTGACAGGCAATACCGCCAAGCTCGAATGGGATTTTCTTCATAGCCTTGTGGTATTCCTTGACACTCAGCTTCTCCCCCGTTGGCTCTACGTCAATCAAGCGGCGAAGAATGCCCGACCTCGCATCAGAAATCTTTACAGGCTTATTGGTGCCCATAAAGAGAAAAGCCTTGAATCGATTTGCGTATGCCGATTTGAACTTTTCGTTCACGGTCATAAGCTCGTGCGAAACAAGGCTGTTCAGACGGGTATTATCTTCGATACGAGACAAGTCACCGTCGTGCTGAATGGCAACTAGCGGATTGGTTTTGAATGCTTCCAAGGCGAAGGAATTGTTGGCACTGCCGAGGGCCTTTGCATCGAATACCGAGTAATAGCCTTCGAACAGCAGCTGAATGATGTTAAGGACTGTCGATTTGCCACTTCCTGGAGGGCCATACAGAACCATGAACTTCTGAAGCTCTTTGGAATCGCCGGTTACGATAGAGCCGATAGCCCACTCGATTTTATGGCGCTCCTCGGGAGAATATAAAACCGACATCAGCTTGTCCCATCCTGGAATTGGACAGTCCTCCAAGGGATAGTTCAGCCGTTTGGACGCATAGTCGTTTTTCTTGAGCTCGACATTAGAAAATATCAATTTCTCGTCTAACATGTGGAAATTGTCTCGGCATTGTTTCTGGCAGAATTTATGCCAGGTGTCAATCATGCCGTTTTCAGCATCCCACATGTGGAGTGTGAACGTCGAGTTGCTGAATTCGTTGGAATGTTCTATGGAATAGGCATCCAGGGCTTGGTCAATCAGTCGCAAAGCGTCCAACTCATTCGTTGACCAGAGCCCGCGGTCTTCAACCCAAATCGCATAAAAGTCCCCGCCTCGAATCATCAAATCTGTAGACTGAGACTTTAATACGAATTTTGGGTAAATTTCTGTCACCCCCTTTGCCTTTGAGCGAGTGGCAATTTGCAAAAAGTCAAGCATTACATTTCCGTCTCCTCCGCGTTTTCGTTCAGCTTCAACTTGTCAATCTCCTTGGCAAGAATCAGGTTCTGAGCACGCAGGTTCTCGATAGCGTTGTTGTTCAGTTTGATGCGTCTGTGGTTCATGCCGATGAGCATAAGGAACATACCCAGTTCAAGCCAGATAGCCGCATTCATTCGATTCTGACCCTTCACGAACTTGTAGGTAGCATTCGCAACCTTGTAGAGAGTTTCGGCGTTCAGGTTATTGGCCGTAGCCAAATCACAGGGACTAAAAGCACCATAAATTTTCCAAACAGCCAGATGTTTCATTTATTTCACCTCGTATTCGTCAAGATACCAGTTTAATTGCATCCAGATTTCAACCTGGCGCATGTCTGTATACGGTCTACGGACATAAAACAGTCCGCCTTCCCCATTCCGGGAATACTCGTGGTTCATAAAGGCATTTATCTTTTCGTCCACGTATACCTCGTCAAATTTACGGTCATCCATGCAGGCAAGGCCGAGATTGGTAATCATACCCCAGAACCATTGGCCGCGACGATCTCCGTATTCGGGGTCATCCATGATGGTTTCCTCACAGCGATTCGCCAGGGCCACCATCATCTCGAGAACACTGCATGGATGATCGTCAAGGTGACGATTTATAATGTAGTTCCGAATGTGCTTTTCGGTACCGAAGCGATACCGCAGGTCAAGACCATCTGCTTCGCGATTCGCGTCCATAGCGATGCTAAATTGAAAATCAATTTCGCTGAGACGGTTCAGCAACTTCTTATAGCTGAGGCCATCCCAACGATACCCGACACACACAAAACTGCACAGCCATTCGAAGTATGCTGCGGACGTCTCATTTTTGGTCAAATCAGGTCACCCCCGGACTGTAAGGCAGACTTCCTGCCACATCTTCATATTTACGCAGGTCTCGAGTAATCTCATAGTACACGCGCAAACGGTCATTTTTGACGTACAAAATATCAGGCTCGTACTCGCCCATGTGGGCCAGGTTTTCGAAGCCGATGCAGTCGTTCACATCCTCGACAATTTCATCATTCTCATCAGCTACGATATTGTCCGCGTAGAAGGTCATGCTGAGTTTGTCATATCCCGGATTCTCACCGAATTCGTCAGGTGTGATGGCTGTGGGACCATCGGGAGTGCGCTCGTAATCATAGTTCTCTTTCACAATTTTCTGATAATTGCGCATCTCCTGAGACTTCGTATTTTTGTTTTCAGTCTCTGTCGAGGTCTTACCGGTTTTTTCTTCTTTCTGAGCGTAATACTCACGCATTTGGGCAATTTCTTCGTCTGCGCGCTTACGCTCGGTATCTTTGGTATAGTAAAGAGCGGCCGCAGCACCAGCCACAGCCGCCCCGATAACGAGACCAAAATATAAAAGTTTTTTCACTCTTCTTCATCCTCCTGCTTGATTGTCATAGCAGTAATTGCCAGTCCTCCGAATAGGGCCGACATGCTAATCAGGATACCACCTACGATGTGGCGCTTACGTTTGGTATTGAGCATGTAATCGATCATGGCAACAATGTTGTCAATGCCCTCCATTTATTTCCCCTTTCCGCCGGAGAGCACCGCAATTCCTCCAGCAAAGCAAATTCCGGCCATCGTGGCGAAAGTATACGTGACAAGATTCAACATCGCAGATTCCTCCTTTGGTTCAGAAAATATAAATCAGTCGATAAGGTTCATGATGGAGCCCTGAACATTGAAGTCCAGCCAGACAGAGGGCTCATCCCCGTTGATGAAATCGCGAACATTCTCACGGCTGTCGTCCAGGCCAAAGTCGACGAAATCATCACCAGCGTCATTATCTTTCTTATAGACCCAACCAACGACCAAACCGGCATTGGTGGGTTTGCAGCCGATGCTGTCGAGAACATCATTCAGAGTGAGGAACCCATTCGCGCGCAGGCGGTCGTTGGCCATCTGCTGCTGAGCCTTCAGGAACATGAGATTATATTCGGGCTGATGCTGCCAATTGGGGTTGCATTCGTCGAACAAGACTGCATACGGAGAGCCCGTAGGGTTGCATACCTTGACAATCTCGTCGACCTGTTTCTCGTTGCCCATATCGTCAGTAACGGTACGCTGAACGACCTGCTCGCTCACACCCATACGAAGCTGGGTGTCGACGTCCTTGCCGTACTTCTCGATGACGCGACCACGGTAGGCGTCGAAGCTCTCGGAGACAGAGGCAAACGCTGCGGCCAGAGCGACGTTGCGCTTCCGCAGGATGTTGTTGCTCGCCAGAATGGCCGCAATGGACAAACCTCCAAGAATCACGGAAGGTGCATACAGCTTGACCAACTTCACGCCCGTCTGGGTGTAAGTGATGAGCAGGTCCTTCTGGCCATCCTCGGCTGTATAGTTCTCCGCACGTTCCGGATGTTCGATGCAGTCGTGAATGGCGTCAACAGTGGCGCCGGCGTCATCCAGAATTTTAGAAATCTTGGTTGTCTCATGGCAGGCCAGCACGGCGGAAGCCACAGTGCCGACAACACCGGCAACCAGCAGGATTTCCGGGCTGTGCTTCGCAATCTTCAATTTGGTCATAGACAGGCTGCGGTTTGCGGTTTTCAAAATATCAGTTACATTGAATTTCATGGTAATTACTCCTTCTTGTTTTTATTGTCACGGTCTTTTTGCAGCTCCATAAGCGTGAGGATGCAATAGTTGGCCATGTCCATCAGCGTATCGTCGATACTCTCATCTACCTGAGGTTTGGTTCCTAAGGCGAGATTCAGCAGGCGGTGGTATTTGTGGGAAATCTGGACAACACCAGTAATAGGCCCCTTATCCCCAAATTCCCGCCAGGTAGTGGCAAACGAATTGCCGTAGTCGTGGTTTTTTGAAATGAACGTTTTCTGCATCTTTTCGACGATGCTTACATAACGTTCGATGTCGTCCATCGGTTCAAGCACCGCTGACCCTTTATGGATAGGGAAACACGACTCGAATAGAGCTTCTGTGGCGATAACATCGTTCTTACAATACTCGGCTTCCGCGTCATTCATCGGTTCAAGCACCGCGGACCCTTTACGAATAGCGGCATTGAAGCAATTATATTTCTCTACACACGTAGAAAAAACTTCTTTATCGGTGAACAAAATATCACTCCTTTCACAGCGCAGTGGCCTTTGGCAGCTTCAGCATATATCCGTCCCTAACTCGGACAACAGACGCGGTGGCCAGACTTGTCCAACCGAACTTATTGAGCTGATAATTCGAGGTGGTCTGACCGCACGCATCGTACAAGTCGCTCACGCAAGCACTACCGTACTGGTCGATCATATCCTCCAGTGTGGTCAGGACTTCCTCAGCGTCCATGCGACTTGCGAAAATAGGCATGTCGTAATCGAGGCCCGTGCGATTGCCGATAGTGCTCCTGGGTTCCGGGCGGTTTCCGCTGTAGTACGACCCGTAAGCGACCCTCGAGGTGCCCGTATTACTCCGCTTGGCAGTGTCTCCGTAGATAATCATGTTAATGCCATCAGAGACAATATCCACAACCGCCTTCTTGATAGCCGGAACCAGCACGTCCATTAGGACATAATTCTTGACACTGTCAATGTCGTCACTGATAAAAATATCAGCGAATTTACGGGCCTCGCTCTTGCGCTTGAGTTTGGTTGTGCCATTGACGACCTTCTCTACGCGCGGTTTTTCCTGACGTTTGCCTTCTCGTGCAGCATGGGAATTGTTGGGAAATTCGATTTCGGCCATTTCAGGCTCCTTTCTTCAATTCTTCCGAAATATAATGCCCATCCAGAATTACTTTGGCTCCAGACGGGAAATTATGGGTCTTTTTCCATTGGTAATTGAGGTTAGACTTTGCTTTAGCCAGCGAACCGGCTACCGTCTCCCCTATCCAATGACGGTCAAGGATGCCACCAAATTGGTCAAGCACCTGGCCTCTGAAAATGTAGCGAGTCACATCAGTCCTCCCATGTAAGCTCATATCCTTTATCGGTATATCTGAGCGTTGTATCTGGATACTTGGCCAAGAACTGTGCCGCCGCATCGATTGTTGAGACATAGGCATGTTTGATATGCTTATCTCTTTGATTCGTGTCGAACACCTTATCGGTCACAATCTTTGCCAATCGATTGCCCAGTTCATTCCCGCCGGTATGCACACCGGCCTTCACACTCTCTTCCACGGCACTGTACAGGGTGTCGTTTTTCTTCAGGAGCTTGAATGCCTGATAACCGGTAAACGCGGTCAAAGCGGCCGCACCAACGATTGCACCGGAAGCAAACACGAATGCGTTTTTCCAAAAACTCATAGCTTTGTTCTCCTTTCAAAGCACAAAAAAAAGAAAAAGCCAAAAGCCTATGTTTCCATAAGCCTTTGGCTTTCAGTAAATTCTTATTTACCGGATTCGTGGATTACTCCGTTACGGTGTCCTCCGCTTCCCCTTCGGTAGCTTCCGTGGCCTCGCCCTCGACGACTTTGTTTTTGCCGAATTTTGCCTTGAGGGCGTTGACTCCCTTCGCCACTGCGGGTGCAACATAGGTCTTGACCACATGCACCGTACCAACTACGGCCATGAGGCCCATACCTACAAGTGCAACCGCACCGGCGGCAGAGCCGCCCTCAGAGCTTTCTTCATCGACAGTCAACGCAGTATCGTCGATGGCGTTGTCCTCCACAGGAACCAGTTCCTCAGTAGAAGTTTCTTCGTTCATCATAATTTCTTCGTTTTCCATTTTAGTTACTCCTTTGTAAATATTAAATTTAGGAATTTCTTCCGTATAACTCTCTGCATATTTCGCGGAGTTACAGGCTGTCGTAGTTGTAGATAGGGCCGTGCTGGAATCCGATGACCATACAAGGTGTTTGTGCAAGATTATCGGCAAGTTGTGCGCTCAGTTTCAGCTGGACTGTATCGTGGCACTCATTCAGGTTCCAACCAAGGTCGTCGCCAATTCTGCTTTCCGGCAGCCGCAGCCGCTCGTAGTAATCGTTGAGAGACACCCAGCCTTCGGAAATCAGGCTCATATTGAGCTCAACCAGCGATGATTTCAGCTTCTCGATGTCGCATCGAAAATATCTTCCACAGATTGGGTCGTAGCACAGGTTGTTACCAAAGCCTGTTTCAATAATGGCTGCTTCCATCGGTGGGTTCTTCTCGATGGCATCCTTAGCTACTGCGTTGCGGATTTCGGTCTCTTTTTTCTCACCGACAACCTCAGCAGTTTTCTCTTTGTAGTCTTTAAAAGACGTTTCGGACAAAGCGTAGGCAGCGGCGAGAGCAGCATTGCGGCGCAAATGGACGCTGTTGGCGCCGATGAGACAGGCCGTTCCAAACACACCCATGATGAAGGCGGGAGTATAACAGCGCCAGCAACTCTGAACCAGTTCCACAGGTGTAAGGGTTTGCGCTTCCTGATAAGCCGAAATATCACGATTTTTCTCCATCTCGGCTTTTTCCTTCAACAGAATGGCTTTCGGTGTCGCCCGTACAGCCAAAACCGTAGATGACGCCATACTGCTGATGCCAATTACTGTCAGAAGTACAGGCGCCTGTTTTACAGCCGTTTTTCGCAAGACGCGTGCGGCTTGTTTATAGGATACCGTTGGCATTTTCATAAGATGCTCCTTTTTATATCGCGGCATGACGCCGCGGGATTACTTCTCAATAAGGATAACCGGGCGCACGCCATTGACAAAGCCAGCAATGTTGTAGTTCGCATAGCCGTTGTTATCCACATAGGCAAAATTCGTCGCAGAAACATCTTTCTTGGTGGCGTTCCGCAGCCAGTACCAGCGAGTGTCGTCCTCTAAACTGGCAATGCGGTTCTTGCATACTTTCATACACGGCAGCTGGTCGTCAGAGTCCGGCTCGAACTTGTCGTAGAACTCATCGTGGCCGAAGATCATGCCATAGGTCGGAACCGACAACTCGATAAGGCGGCGTGTGATGAACTCGGGCAATTCGGGTCTGAGTTCGTAATAGAGCCTACGATTCAGAAACGAATCCGCAAAGCCGCCTTTGTTCGTATCTCCTTCGTTCATGGCGCTCTCCATAATGCAATCCTCAAACATCAGAAGCAGCCCACGTTCGTCGTCGCGGACAACATCCAGGATTTGCGAGCCGAAGGACTTGGTGCGAATGAGAATCTCGTCTCCAACGGTCAGTTCTTTCACAGGAACATCGAGAGGAATTTTACGCATAATAAGCATGGTGATTATTCTCCTTTACAAATATAATCCAGCTACGATTTCAGTCATTTCACGTCCGACTGAAAAGACAAGCGCCGGGGTGGGTGTTATGCCATTGCAGCGAGCGCATTCATCGGCTCCGGCCATAGCAGCCTCCATCTCGGCGTAAAGGTCGCTTAAAATATCAAGCGCGGTTGATTGAGGACGCGCCGTAAATTCTTTGCGGATTTCATCAAGGGCCCAGCGGCAGCAGCTTCTATACATTGCTTCATATCGTGGCCAATTTTTAGCGGGTTCGAAATAGTTTTCGTTCGCGAATTGGTCGAGTATCTGCAATTCAAGTGCGCGGTTCATGCTCCGTACCACTTCATGAATTTCTCAATCACAGGATAGCTATTGATGGCGTCATTCCCTTTGAGAGTGATTTTCACGGTGTTCTTCGAATCGTTCAGAAGGTCTACTGCAATAGCACTGCTTTCGAACTCGTTGGAATATAAAAGATTGAATGTCTCACACAGCTTCTCGAAGAAATCGTATGACTCCTTTCGGCTGGTGCATTCAACCATGACAACGACCTGATTCATCTGTTTTCTCCTTTCTTCAAAAATAAAACCAAAAGGGTACCTTAGTACCCTCTGGCCACAAGAGTGTTAATCATGTCGTTAATCATCCACGCAAAGAAAATAAACTCGCCAACTCCAACCAGAGTCGTAAACATCGCCTCGGCAAAGGTCTCGACTCCGATGACTCGACAATAAATTTTCTTGAGTTTCTTGACACTCATTTTTATCACCTCCATATCAGGCCGTGAAAAAATCGCGCAGATATAAAAGAGAAGACCCCATGTTTCCACAGGGTCTTAGCTCTTACTTGTTGGACTTAGGTAACGGTTTAACCTCGTCTTCGACTTTCTCTGTCATTTCATCCTTCCACTCCTTCATAGCTACGTACTGGCTTAACGCCGCGCCAACCATAGTCAATCCATAGGCAAGAATACCCATGACCATCGAAATTTTCATCTTCGGTCTCATAATTTACCTCCTTTCCACATAAGCAGGTGATTTTTTTGCGAACTCGGTGTTTTTGTCAGCACTCTCCCCAATACTTTGGTTTGGGCATAACCTTGTAGTCCATAGCCACAATCGGTCTGCCGTTGTCATCGAGCTGACCACTGAAATCCAGCTCAAGCAGATTATCAGTGCCAAAGCCCATAGCATCACCAGGCTTGATCTCATCCAGGCCAATTTCCCCATAGAACTCATTCAGGCTTTTCCAATCGCTGGACATGGTGATGTCATAGTTGATTTCGTTGACAGCGGCCTGAATCTTGTTAATGGTTGACTTGAATTTGCGTCCGGAGAAGCAATCGTAGACGATAACGTCATCCGGCTCAACCAGTGAAATATCATTCTGTACAGGAGCCGCTGCGATACGGTCCTTAGCAATGGCCTGCTTGATTTCAGCGTTCTTATCCTCACCAACGGTCTCAACCACTTTATCCTCGTATTCCTTGAGCGCCGCTGAGCTGACGGAGTACAACGAACTCAGAGCCGCGTTGCGCTGAAGGTTAATCGAGTTGGCGCCAATAGCGCAGGCAATCGTGAGACCGGCCATGCACGCTGTCGGCACATAGCACTTCCAACACTTGCCGACAACTTCTGTCGCTTTGAGTTTTTCGCTTTTACCCGCATAGGCACGGCTCAGCTTTTCTTCTTCAAGAATAGCCATGGCCTTGGGTGTCGCACGAACGGCCATGATAGCAGTTGTTACTACGCCTGCGGCGGCGAGTCCGGTGAGAATTGTCGGCGACTGGCGCTCGACGAATTTGACAGTTTCACGGAATGCCTGTTCTACGAGCTTACGATTGAGT